AACACGCCTCACCAGGACTAAACAGCGTGTCTAAACAACAGTCCTTCATACCTGCCTCTGAGGGTGAGACAGGAATATCATAACCAGTGTTCCCCGCACTAATACTTAACCCTTTTGTTCAAATGACTACAACACTTACAAGACAACAATCACAATCCACCTGGGAACAGTTTTGCCAGTGGGTTACTTCAACCAACAACCGTCTGTACGTTGGTTGGTTTGGTGTGCTGATGATCCCAACTCTGTTGGCAGCCACTGTATGCTTCATCACTGCTTTCGTCGCTGCTCCCCCTGTGGACATTGATGGAATCAGAGAACCTGTTGCTGGTTCACTTATGTATGGTAACAACATCATTTCTGGTGCTGTTGTTCCTTCTTCCAACGCAATTGGTCTTCACTTCTACCCCATTTGGGAAGCTGCCTCACTTGATGAGTGGCTCTACAATGGTGGTCCTTACCAACTGGTAGTTTTCCACTTCCTCATTGGCATTTTCTGCTACATGGGTCGTGAGTGGGAACTGTCCTACAGACTGGGTATGCGCCCCTGGATCTGTGTTGCTTACTCTGCTCCTGTAGCAGCAGCATCTGCAGTCTTCCTGGTATATCCCTTTGGTCAAGGTTCTTTCTCTGATGGTATGCCCCTTGGCATCTCAGGTACATTTAACTTCATGCTTGTATTCCAGGCTGAGCACAACATCCTGATGCACCCCTTCCACATGCTGGGAGTTGCTGGTGTCTTTGGTGGTTCACTGTTCTCTGCTATGCATGGTTCACTGGTTACATCTTCACTGGTTCGTGAAACCACTGAAACTGAGTCCCAGAACTATGGTTACAAGTTTGGTCAAGAAGAAGAGACCTACAACATTGTTGCTGCTCATGGATACTTTGGTCGCCTGATCTTCCAGTATGCATCCTTCAACAATTCACGTTCACTTCACTTCTTCCTGGCAGCATGGCCTGTTGTTGGAATCTGGTTCACTGCACTTGGTGTCAGCACCATGGCATTCAACCTTAATGGTTTCAACTTCAACCAGTCCATCATCTCCAATCAGGGACAAGTCCTGAACACCTGGGCAGATGTTCTTAACAGAGCAAACCTGGGTATGGAAGTTATGCATGAAAGAAATGCTCACAACTTCCCCCTGGACCTGGCAGCTGCTGAGTCCACTCCTGTTGCACTGACTGCACCTGCTGTTGGTTGATAGGACACACAACTGAATAAAAAGAAAGGGACCCATGAGGTCCCTTTTTTAATGTCTTTATATCAAAACAAAGTTGAAATAATACTTAAAAAATTTGAATAGATAGGGTGATGCAAGTATCATATAGAGAGCATCCAATACACATGGCAACCATAATTATATTTGGTGCAACAGGTGACCTTTGTAGAAGGAAACTTATACCTGCTTTGCATACACTCTTCCAATCTAATCTTCTTCCAGAAGAGTTTGCAATTGTAGGAGCTTCAAGATCAAAGAAAACAACTAAGCAGTGGATTAAATCCCTTGGTAATTATCCACAAGAGTTTCAAGAGCGTTTATCATATGTGTCTGCTGATCTCTCAGACCAGAAGACATTGAAGAAACTCCAGAGAGATGGTGATGTTACATACTTCCTTTCAGTACCACCTGAAAGATATGGGGATGCAATTGTCAACCTTAAAGAGGCAGGACTAGTAAATGACCCAGAAAGAACCCGTGTTGTTATTGAGAAACCCTTTGGGCACAACTTTAAATCTGCTAGTGATCTACAGTCAGTGGTGGAGCGACATCTACGCGAAAAACAAGTCTATCGCATTGACCATTATCTCGGTAAAGATACTGTTAATAACATCCTTGCCACCCGCTTTAGCAATATTCTATTGGAACCACTTTGGAGCAGGCAGTATGTAGAAGAGGTTCAGATCTTTGCTACTGAAACAATAGGGTGTGAAGGACGCTCTCAATATTATGACAATGCTGGAGCAGTCAGAGACATGCTTCAGAACCATATGCTTCAAGTGTTAGCACTGATTGCAATGGAGGCACCATGTAAGAATAATGCTAGGGAAATTAGAAGAGAGAAAACAAAAGTTCTTGCTGCCACAAGATTGGGTAACAGATTCCTCACTGGTCAATACCTTGGATACAAAGAAGAGGAAGGTGTAGATGAGTTTAGTATGACACCTACATTTGTGGCAGGTGATATGTACATTGACAACTGGAGATGGATGGGTGTTCCATTTCATTTCATGACAGGAAAATGTTGTCCAGTTGATTGTGTAGAGGTGGTTATTAAATTCAAGGCACCACCTCAAACACTATTTGAAGGTCATGTATGTGATGATAGAATTGTATTGAGGTTACAACCAGACCCTCATCTTGATATGAGAATTGATATAAAAGCACCTGGTCTTGGTGATATGGTTGAACCTGCTACACTTCAGTACCACTATCCAAAAGACAGAGCAGTTGATGGTTATGTTAGACTTTTAAAAGATGCCATCAGTGGTGACCAATCACACTTTGTTCATGCAGAGGAAGTGCTTGAGTCCTGGAGAATTGTTGATGACTTACTATGTGTAGGTGAGCATTGTCCAGTCAGAACTGCACCCTATGTTTATCACAAAGGACTGTGGGGACCACATCACAAAACAGAACAAATTACCAAGTGGGACTTTCCACTCAAATTAATTTAGAGAATATATGAAACATTTTAATTTATTTGTTTTAAATATTACAGTTTCAATTATTGATTATCTTTATAGAGGAAGACACTTCCAAAGATTTTGGGTTCTTGAAGAGGTTGCAAGAGCACCTTACTTTGCTTTCTTAAGTGTGCTTCATTTACGTGAGTCATTAGGTTTACGTGGTGAGTGGCACATTTACTTAATGAAAGAACACTTTGAGCAATCAGTAAATGAAACAGAGCATTTAGAATTTATGGAAAGTAAGGGTGGGAACAAGTATTGGATTGATAGATTTGTAGCTAGACATCTTGTGCTATTGTACTACTGGATTAATGTTTTCTATTATATTGTGTCTCCAAGATCTGCTTACCACCTCTCTTATGAAATAGAATTACATGCAGCAGATACATATGCACATTATCTTGCATATGAAGATAGGAATGATGAGGATATCATAAGAATTATGAATGATGAGATTCAGCATTTTCAAGAACTACAACACGCAATGGAGTTAATCAAATGAAAGTAGGTTTAATTGGTCTTGGAAGAATGGGCGAGGGTATGTCTCGTCGTATGATGGCACAAGAGATTAAGGTGTGGGGTTATAGAAGGAACTATGAAAAAGCACAGGAAGCATATGAGAATGGATATGTAGATGGTGTTACCACAACCATTGAGCACTTAGTAAAAACAGTTCACTCTGACAACATGTGTGGGAGTGTGCCTGGTATTTTTATGATGGTAGTACCAGCAGAGAATGTTGAGGATACAATCAATGAACTTCTACAACATTGTCATGAAGGAGATATTATTATTGATCATGGCAATAGCAACTTTAAAGATACTCGCAGGAGAGCAGAAAGGTTATCTAAGTTGGGCATCCACTATGTTGACTGTGGCACTAGTGGTGGAGTTTATGGTCTTGAGCGTGGATATTGTCTTATGGTTGGTGGTACAACTGGGGCAGTATCAGTATGCTCCCCCATTTTCAGGGCTCTTGCACCAGGTATTGGAGCAGCAGAAAGAACAGATCCATATACACATGCCACAAGTGCTGAGTATGGTTGGTTACACTGTGGTGGACCTGGGGCTGGTCACTTTGTGAAAATGGTACACAATGGCATTGAATATGGGATGATGCAGGCATATGCAGAAGGGTTTAACATCTTACAGGAAGCTAATGCAGGATCTAAATACATCTCCACAGGAGACGCAGAGGTTGCCCCTATGGACAATCCAGAGGACTACTGCTATGATATTAATGTTGCTGAGGTTGCTGAGTTATGGCGTAGGGGCAGCGTCGTTGGCAGTTGGTTACTTGATCTTACTGCAGACGTCATGCGAAATGATCCTGAGTTATGCAAATTCAATGGAGGGGTTTCAGACAGTGGTGAGGGTAGGTGGACTGTCCACGCTGCTGTTGATCTCGGTGTTCCTGCCCCTGTCATTAGCAGTGCTCTGTATGAAAGGTTTAACTCAAGAGGACTAGGCAACTTTGCAAACAGAGTTCTAAATGGTATGAGATCTATGTTTGGAGGTCATGATGTTAGGTAAAATTTTACTCTTCACATGTATTCCCTTTTCTCTCATCACTCTTTACTTTGGGACTAAAGGAGGTTATTATGATACTGATCTCTATGATGGAGATGGAACAGCACACAAGGTACTAAAATGAAAATCTTTCTAGACACAGCAGACACATCTATTATTGCTGAGCACTTTGAAACAGGATTGGTTGATGGTGTTACCACTAACCCATCTTTAATTAAGAAGTCAGGGCGTGATCCAGAAGATGTATATCAAGAGATCAAAGATATTGGTGTAAGAGACATCAGTATGGAAGTGATGGGTGATGCTAATGAGATGTATCAAGAAGGAATGCGTCTCAGAGATAAGTTTGGTGAGGTGTCTACCATCAAACTCCCTATGACAAGAGATGGTCTGAGAGTCTGTAAGGAGTTGAACAGAGAACTGATCAGGACTAATGTCACACTGATCTTCTGTGCCTCTCAGGCAGTCCTGGCTGCCAAGGCAGGGGCAACCTATGTCAGTCCCTTTGTAGGCAGGTTGGATGACCAGTCAGTGGCAGGTCTGGAGGTTGTCAGGAGCATCAGTGGACTGTATCAAGTCCATAACATCAGAACTCAGGTGCTTGCTGCTTCCATCAGAAGTGTTCAACGTGCAGTAAGGTCATGGTATAATGGTGCAGAGATTGTCACTATGCCACCCAGTGTCCTTGATCAAATGTATGATCACATTCTGACTGACAAGGGTCTTGAAATTTTTGAGGCAGATGCTAAAAAAATCTATCACAATGAAGACCCTGCTGATATGTACAAATCACAAGAGTATAGGAAGTGACACAATGCATTGATCCATCAGACCCCAGATACTTTACTGAGACATCTAATGGGATATATGATAGGCACCATTACAGAATTGTAAATAGTGATGGTCAATCTGTAGTGGTTGACAACTGGGAGGAAGTCAGATCTATCTGGTGGAACAATAAGTTCCTCTCCCATGTTGATGTCCTAGACATCAGAAAGAAAGCAGGCAAGGGGTTTTGAGTATAAATACTCTTCCCCTTTTTTCATTTCCTGCTATACTAAATATTAAGAACTATTAAGGAGGATTCATGTCGTGACAACGACCTTATCACCACCACGTACTAATGGGAGTTGGTTTGATGTCCTGGATGACTGGCTTAAACGAGATCGCTTTGTTTTTGTGGGTTGGTCTGGACTATTACTTTTTCCCACTGCTTATCTTGCCATTGGTGGGTGGCTTACTGGCACAACTTTTGTTACGTCTTGGTACACCCATGGGCTTGCTAGTTCCTATCTTGAAGGTGCTAACTTTCTTACAGCAGCTGTCTCGACTCCTGCTGATGCTATGGGTCATTCTCTTCTTCTACTTTGGGGTCCTGAAGCTCAGGGCAGTCTCGTCAGGTGGTTCCAACTTGGGGGACTCTGGAATTTTGTGGCTCTCCATGGTGCATTTGCCCTAATTGGATTCATGCTTCGCCAGTTTGAACTGGCACGTCTCATTGGAATTAGACCCTACAATGCTATTGCTTTCTCTGGTCCTATTGCTGTTTTTGTCAGCGTTTTTCTCCTATATCCTCTGGGACAGTCGTCCTGGTTCTTCGCGCCATCGTTTGGGGTTGCCGCTATTTTCAGGTTCCTACTTTTCCTCCAAGGTTTCCACAACTGGACGCTCAACCCCTTCCACATGATGGGTGTTGCAGGAATTCTGGGAGGAGCATTGCTTTCTGCAATCCATGGTGTTACAGTTGAGAACACTCTGTATCAAGATGGTGAACAGGCAAATACTTTTAAGGCATTTGACTCCACACAGGAGGAAGAGACTTACAGTATGGTTACTGCGAACAGATTCTGGTCTCAAATTTTTGGTGTTGCTTTTAGTAACAAGCGCTGGTTGCATTTCTTTATGCTATTCGTTCCCGTCATGGGTCTATGGGTTAGCTCTATCGGCATTATTGGTCTGGCTCTCAACCTAAGAGCATATGACTTTGTGTCACAAGAAATCAGAGCAGCAGAAGATCCAGAGTTTGAAACCTTCTATACCAAAAACATTCTTCTGAATGAAGGTCTCAGGGCATGGTTGGCACCTGCTGATCAACCTCATGAGAACTTTGTATTCCCAGAAGAAGTACTACCAAGAGGTAATGCACTGTGATACAATTTGCAATTGGATTAGTGGTGGGGTATTTTCTTACCAAACTTATAATCACAGCAGCTAGAACATCAAGAATCTTATATGAAAACTTTAAACATATGGGGTAAAAAATGTTTGCACTAATTTATTTTGCATTCTTATTTGCTATTGGTGGTGCCTCCTTTGCTTTGATGTATCACAACATCAAAGGAATCTCAGAGTTGAATAGGAGAAGATCTTCTATTCATCCAGAGGCACCTGACCCTGGAGAAGAGGTCATGTATGTTGACCTATCCAGAGAGAAACTGGAGAGTCTTTACAAGCAGGGTAATGAGTGATATGCTAGGGGGGTATGACCCCCCTTTTTTATGGCTGCTAAAAAGAAAGAGCATATAGAAGCTGTCCAACCTGTGTCAGGTAATGGTGTAGATTATGAGGTGATCAGTCGTGTAGTGACTGAGAATGCACACAGACAATGGCCTGATGTTGAACAAGATCCTTATGATGAGATTGTTGAAGTCAGGAAGAAAACCTGCTATGGTAATCCTGAAGAAACTTTTGAAACATTTGAGACTGCAAGATACCGTAAGTATCATCCAATCCCTGAACCTATTGTTGATGTTAAGAAAGAAGCAAAGCAAACTGTAAAAAATGATTCCAAAAATAGTTGATAATTTTTTAACCAAGCAAGAACTTTCTCGCATTCAAGATGATGTGAAGAAGGGTAAATGGGGATTGCAATCAAGTGTTCATAACTCAATCAAATTTCTTATGCTTAATTTGAGTGATGATTTTTATGTGAAAAAATTATTCTCTAAAGTTCAAGATGAGATTGAGGATGAGGTTGAACTTGAAAGAGTGTATCTCAATGGACAATTTTGTGGAAGAGAGGGTCAGTTGCATACAGATGGATGTGACTTGACTGCTCTCATCTACATCTCTGATTATAATCCTGACTGGGGTGGGTTTACACAGATAGTACATTCAGTATCAGACCAAACTATTGTCCCACCTGTACAAAAGAGACTTCTTATTATGAGTGGAAGGGAGTACCATAAGGGTTACTCTTATGTTTATCAAACTAATCCTATGAGGGTTACTTTAGCTTACAAGTTGAATCTAAAATGATTGAGCATGTTGTTATTCATGAAAAGAAAGAGGTGTGGTTCAAAGGAGACTACCCTACCTGCATGGGATACTCATCCATTGTAGACAAACATTATCCTGGATACAAAGTTTGTATTACTAGTTGGGATAATTTTTATAAATTAAAAGAGGAACAAAAATGAGCATGAACAATTTTACAGTCTACACAAAAATTGGTTGTCCATATTGCACAAAGGTTACTGGTGCTTTACAACTTGCAGAGCAGAGATTTGTAGAGTATAAACTGGGAAGAGACTATGAGAAACCAGAGTTCTATTCAAAATTTGGTAAGGGTGCCACCTTCCCACAAGTTACAGTTGATGGTAAAAATGTAGGTGGATGTGCTGAAACTGTTAAATATCTCAGAGAGAATAAGTTGGTCTGATGGAAGAGGAGTTGTATGATATTGCGGAACATGCAATAGACTATGCCTTTAAGGGCAAATTCTTATTGAACATGTATGGATACCTTACATCTATCAAAGCAACCAAGAAGATGGTTGAGAGGTTCATTGACAGTTCAACTGCCAAAGAGATTAACAGTCTCATCCTTGACCTTGAGGACTACCTTGAGGGTGGGTCAGACAATGCTCACAGACAGTTGAGAGAAGGGTATGGTCACCTAGGTAAACCAGAGGCAAGAAAAATCAAGGATTATCTTTATGGTATCCTTGAAGATGCATGGAGGTATGAAAGTGAAAAAAGACCAGGAAGAAAAAGAAAGTCCACTAAATAAAGAAGATTTAGAAGATGACTCTCCCAGAATGAATAGGGGGTTTGAATTGCTTCTAAGAAACAAAAAAAGGAGGGAACCACCTAAAACTTTAGAGTTAAAGTTTAGGAAAGCTCTCTCCATTTTTGGAAGGAGAGTTGAATTTTTCCTAGACACACACATAGATGTAAGGAAAAAGGAGGACTAACATGTTAGCAGTCACGCTCACCTTTGCTACACTTATTTCAGTCATGTTTTTGATTGTTGGAGGTGTAGTAGGATACCTTCTAAAAGAGTATGCAATTGACAGAACATCACAATACATTCCCATGCATCCTGAGATGTTTGATGAAAATGGACAAATCATTGCAGATGATGTGTTGGCAGTGAGATTTGAAAATTCTATTGAAGATCTCCCTGAGGAGGATTGACACCCTCTAATAAATATCCTATATTAAATTGAAATCTTGTAAACCAATGGCTAAATCAACAACAAAGCTTCCACCTAATCCTTTTGTGCATGAAATTCTTGAGCAGGTCTCAAAGCAGAGGAGTGCTGCAAAAAAGGTGGAAGCATTGAAAGAGTATAGGTCTGATGCTATTGTGTCACTCCTTATCTGGAACTTTGATGACACTGTTATCTCCATGCTTCCAGAGGGGGAGGTTCCTTATAATAAAAGTGAGGCACCTCTTGGCACAGACCACACCTCATTGCGTAAAGAGTGGAGAAACCTTTATCACTTTGTGAAAGGTGGTAATGATAGTCTCTCTAAGACTCGCAGAGAAAGCATGTTCATTCAAATGCTTGAAGGTCTTCACCCTGAGGAAGCAGACATTGTATGTCTTGTGAAAGATAAAGCACTTGGTTCTAAATTTAAAATTACCAAAGCAAATGTAGAGGCAGCATACCCTGACATCACATGGGGAGGTAGGTCTTGAGAATTTTAAATGAAGCATGTGACCCTGAGGTTGCAACAGATAAGTCACTACCTAACAATGCTTTTCTTGTCAGTTATGTGGAGAAGGATGAGCAAAAGTATGACCTTGTTATGTCCAGTAAAAAGGTAGACATTTTTGACTACTACTGGGATAAGTACAAGGAAGGTTTGCTTGATATCAAACAAGCAGAGGGTACTATCAATCCTAAACTGTGGAAGTCACAGGAAGAGATGAAGAAAGAAGCAGCAAAAAAGAAATGAATATTGATAAGGATAAGGGATTTGATGTTGACTTTGACATTCCAAAGGATCAAGTCCAAGAACTTCTTAAGAAGTATAAGAAGATCAAGAAGTATCAGAAGTCTTCACTCTTTGCTGTGAAGACCATGGATGGTACTGAGAAGGTTGTCTCCAAGATGATTGAGGAGGCAGAGGAGGAGGGATTTTGAGAGTCCCTCTTGAGCACTATGAGGAGGGTGGTAGACCCAGAGACCCTGAGTACATCCTCATGCTCATCTCAGAACTAGAAGGGTCCTATCAGTCCCTGAAGTTCATGGGTTTCAAAGAAGATGCTGAGATCATCAATGAGATGAAGAAACCATACTACAAACTTTACTTCAAGACCAAGAAAGAAAGGGGCTTGACATAAATAGCTACAATGGTCTATACTAGACCTGTCGTTCATCAGACCTTAGGTCTGACGCAAGTAAGTCGCGGAACGGAGCGTTCATCCCATGGCAGAGTTCCTGTTGTACACTAGCCTTCTATGTGAAGATGCTGATGCTATCATGCTCAGGATCGAAAAACATGACAGGTTGGAATCCAATATTAAATTGGAACTTGTTAAAACAATTAAGGAGTCTACTCCTCATTGTCCTTGGGACGCACACGACTAAAGGAACGGATTAAAAACCCAACTACTTTAGGAGTAAACTAATGAACACACTCAACCTCATTAGAAAGCAGATCAAAAAGGCAGCTGCCCTTCATGATGCTCAGATCAGTCACACCTCATATCGTGGTGTTGAGTATGATACTCGTTGTGTAGAGTCTAAAGAGACTCATGGCACCTTCTGCTACCGTGGAAAGACTTATTCAAAGTGATTGACAATCACAACTGAATAGTTTATACTGGGAGGACTTATATCCTCCCTTTTTTTATGGAGAAAGACAATCTTAAAGCCATTCTCAGACAATTAAAAATGATTGTTGACGCCCTTGAGTCAGAGGTGTATTCTGATGTCAGTGCTTACACTAAGAATGAGGATTACCTTCCTCCCCTAGCAGACTATGATGAGGTATTTGAAGATGACGAATGAAGACTGGAGGTACACTGATGATCGTCTTGCCTTGAGGGGACAATGCCTCTTGGTTCTGATGAATAAATATGGAGGTCCTAGGATTGAGGAGCAAAACTATACCACACAAGACATCTATGAGTGTGCTGACACATGGATATCACAGGGCAACAAATCAACAAGTGGAATAGTTGCTTACTTCAATGCCTACTTCAACAAAGGTTACACATCAAATGTATGAAGAACTAGACTCCTTTGAAAGAGCTTTACAACATTTTGGTACAAGAGTAGAATTTGCAATTGCCATGGAGATGGGTAGAAAGATTACTCCAGAAGAGGCATACCAACTCATCAAGTCAGAAGTAAAAGATCTTAAAAAGATTCGCAAACAGGAAAAAACAGTAGAATGAATACAGCTAAACTTATCTCAGTTACCCCTGATGCTGAGCAGCACATAGCATATTGTGCACGTGTTTCTAATCCAAACAATCAGGACAGTGAAAAGTTTGCAGGACTTTTAAAGTATTGCATCAAGCACCAGCACTGGTCTATCTTTGAGCAGGCATTTATGTCCCTTGAGATTACCACTACAAGAGGACTGGCAGCTCAAGTGTTGCGTCATAGGTCATTCACATTTCAAGAATTCTCTCAGAGATATGCGAGCACCAATCTCTTGAGCACTAATATTGATCTTCCTGAACTTAGACGCCAGGATGATAAGAACAGACAGAATAGTATTGATGATCTTGACCCTGAGATTGTTGACAAACTCAACAGACAGATGATCACCCTATTCAGTTCTGCATCTAATCTCTACAATCAAATGCTGGATGCTGGCGTGGCAAAGGAGTGTGCTCGTTTTGTTCTCCCTTTGGCAGTTCCAACAAAAATGTACATGTCAGGTTCAATTCGATCTTGGATTCATTACATAGAATTGAGGTCAGCACATGGCACACAGAAAGAACATATGGATCTTGCTAACTCCTGTAAGGAGATTTTCAAGGAACAGTTCCCAGTCATTGCTGAAGCTCTGGATTGGTAATAAATATACACACACTATGGAGAAATGATGGCACAGTTTGATGTAGTCAACACAAAGACAGGAGAAACCAAAGTCATTGATGTAAGTGTTCATGACATTACACAATGGTATGAAGACAATCCTGAATGGAAAAGGGATTGGTCTCAAGGTGCAGCAAGTTCTGTTGGTATGGTTGGTGAAGTGTATGATGTTCTCAAGAGAACTCATCCAGGTTGGAATGATGTACTAGCCAAAGCATCAAAAGCACCAGGTTCAAACGTAAAACCAATTTAATTTTATGCCAGCAAAGAAAAAGTCAGGAATTGGAAGCACCAATCCAGTGCCATTTGGTATGAGCAACAGAGTTATGAAGAGAAAGAAACCAATCAACCTTGATTTCATCAAGAAGATTGAACCTCTTACAGAAAATCAAACAACCTTTTTTGAAAGGTACAAGCAGCAACAAAACCTTGTTGCTTATGGGTGTGCAGGTACAGGTAAGACCTTTATCACCCTCTACAATGCCCTTCTGGATGTCTTAGACCCTAAGACACCCTATGAGAAGATCTACATTGTCAGGTCCCTTGTACCCACCAGAGAGATTGGTTTCCTTCCAGGTGACCATGAAGACAAGTCATCCTTGTACCAGATCCCGTACAAGAACATGGTCAAGTACATGTTTGAGATGCCTGATGACCCTTCATTTGATATGCTCTATGCTAATTTGAAGGCACAAGGCACCATCTCTTTCTGGTCTACATCATTCATCAGGGGTACAACTCTTGATAATGTGATTGTAATTGTTGATGAGTTCCAGAACCTGAACTTCCATGAACTTGACTCAATGATTACTAGGGTGGGTGAGAATTCTAAGATTCATTTCTGTGGTGATGCTACTCAGTCTGACTTGACAAAACAGAATGAAAGGAATGGTATTGCAGACTTTATGAGAATCTTGCAGAATATGCCTTCCTTTGATACAATTGAGTTCTGTGCTGAAGACATCTGCAGAAGTGGTCTTGTCAAGGAGTACATTGTAGCTAAACTAGAACTAGGTATGTAATGTTTAATCATGTTGAAATAGATTACCCATCTCTCACAAGGGAGATGGTTGATGGTGTTAGGTATTATGATACTCCTGATGGTGAGAAGTTAGTTTCTATTACATCTGTCATCAGTCATTATAACCGTGAGACATTCAGAGAGTGGAGAGCAAGGGTTGGTAATGATGAGGCAAACAGAGTTACCAAACAAGCGACCAGTCGTGGCACAGACATGCACACACTGACTGAACATCATCTGTTGAATAAAAAACTTCCCACTGTTCAACCACTCTCTGAGTTTTTATTCAAACAATCCAAACCTTACCTTGATAATATTGATAACATCCATGCTATTGAGCAGTCCTTATACAGTAAGGAACTAGGAATTGCTGGGAGTGTTGACTGTATTGCTGAGTACACTGGTGAGTCAGGTGAACCTGAACTTGCTGTCATTGATTTCAAGACCAGTAAGAAACCTAAGCCTGAGGCATGGGTTCAAGGTTATTATGTACAATGTGCTGCCTACGCTTGCATGTTATATGAGATGACTGGTATAATGGTAAAGAAATTTGTAATTATTATGTCCTGTGAGGATGGGCAGGTTGAAATTTATGAACAGTATAACAAAAGAAAGTACATCAACTTACTCTCAGAATATATTAGAGAATTTGTTGAATTCAAACTACAGGAATATGGAAAAACCTGATGAACTCAATGTTGACAAGATCATAGAGAACAAGTTCTACTGCACACGTAGATTCTCTGAGGAGATTGAAAAGATCGCCAAAGAGAATAAAGATATGAAGTACATGGACTCAATTGTTCTTTTCTGTGAAAGAAACAACATTGACATAGAATCAATCCCTAAATTGATTTCAAAACCATTGAAAGATAAATTGAGAGCAGAAGCAACTGAACTCAATCTGCTGAAGAAAACTTCTCATGCTAAACTACCTTTATGATTCCTAAAGTGAAACCCTTTGATGTGTACAAGAGTTATCTTGGATTGAAAAATCACTTTACAAAAGAGAAGTATGACTACCAAAAGTATGGTGGAAAGTCTAGAGCATCACTAGAGTCTTTTTATAAAAGGCGTGATAGATTTTTCTTTGAGAAACTTAGTAGACAAAAGAATGACAGTGAAGTAGTAGAATTCTTTGTCTCAAACTTTGTCACCTGTGATGATCCACAGTCCCTTTGGATTGGTGAGATTGTCAGGAATGGTGAGCAGAATTACACTGACTGGAAGAGGAGACTACAGTCTCTGTCATACACTTTCAAGTCAGAGATTGAAGATGTCTTTACAGGTAAAGACTTTGATGCTATGTTTAGGATTGAGGGGACCAAGCACCCTCAAATCATAAAGGAATTCCTGGGAAAGAATCTTTCTCTTGAAACTTTTGTCATCCTAAACAAGGTGATTGGGTTCAAAGATAACTTTGATAAGAAGTTGTCAGACCCTGTTTGGAAGTTCTTGTCTATGAGAATTAGCAAGTATGATTCCTTTATACATATTGATGTATTCAAATTTAAAAAGATCCTGAAGGAGGTTATTGTCCATGGCACTTGATAATGCAACTGTGCTTGAAAATTTGGTGGCACAAAAGTCAGAACTTGAGAAGTCTCTTGAAAGCAATAGAGAAATGTATCTCAAAGTTTGTGGTGCAATTGAAGTTCTCCAACAAATTGAAGAAGCAAATGCTGCACCTGAGGTATCAGAGACAGAGGTAGTAGGAGAGGAATGAGTTTCTTTGAGTCAGATATAGTTCAAGCTGAGATGAAGGAGATTGCTGAACTCCAGGAGCAAATTTACATGAAAGTGTTTGAGTTTGCTTCAATGACTAATGAGGATAAGATTGAGCATGTTGAAATGCTTGAGAATCTTCTTAAGAAGCAGCAGGTTCTTTACACCAGACTGAAATTATCTGATGACCCAGAGGCAAAGGTTATGAGGGATAATATCCTTCAGTCTGCCAAGGCACTGGGGTTCCCTGCTGATGTTGACCTGGCATATGTGTTCAATAATATGACACACATTGTGGACAACATGAAAAAGTCCTTGGGTGAGGGTTGACACCCCACCCCATCCATCCTATATTAGAGGCTGCCTGATCCTCCACCAAGCTAAAGGGCACAGACCAAATACATTTAATACGAGGTACAAATGGGTTTTTCAGACCTTAAAAAACAGTCTTCTCTTGGTTCCCTGACAGCTAAGCTGGTCAAGGAAGTAGAAAAATCAAATAAAGGGGGAGGTGGTACAGATGACCGCCTCTGGAAACCAGAGATGGACAAAAGTGGTAATGGATATGCTGTTATTCGTTTCCTGCCTGCACCTGAAGGGGAAGATCTTCCTTGGGTGAAACTGTTCTCCCACGCCTTCCAGGGTCCTGGTGGTTGGTACATTGAGATCTCTTTGACTACCATTGGTGGCAAAGATCCTATTGGTGAACTCAACCGTGAGTTGTGGAACAGTGGCAGTGATGCTAACAAAGAGATTGTGCGCAAGCAGAAGCGCAAACTGTCCTTCTATGCCAACATCTATGTTGTGCAGGACAAAGCAAACCCACAGAATGAAGGCAAAGTCTTCCTGTATAAGTTTGGTAAGAAGATCTTTGACAAGATCATGGAAGCAATGCAACCTGAGTTTGAGGATGAGACTCCCATCAACCCCTTTGACTTCTGGCAGGGTGCTAACTTCAAACTGAAGTTGAAGAAAGTTGCAGGTTACTGGAACTATGATGCTTCTGAATTTGCACCAACAAGTCCACTGCTGGATGATGATGATGCAATGGAAGCCATCTGGAAGAAGCAGTATTCACTCACTGCTTTCACAGCACCTGATCAGTTCAAGTCCTATGATGAACTGAAGAAGCGTCTTGATTATGTACTGGGCACTAAGCCCCAACGCAGCAATCCAGTAGAGGAAGAGACAGAGTATGACAACTATGCAGCCACTGAACGTAAATCAGTTAGTGAAGAGGAGGTCATGCAAAAGCTTGAAGACTCTTACAAGGCAGCAAAGGAACCAACTCTCCCAGACACATCCTCTTCTGATGACGACGATGATCCTATGTCTTACTTTGCAAAACTTGCTGACAGTTGAGGAAATTCAATAATTGATTTCAAAATCCTGGGAAAAATTTTTCCAGGATTTTTTTTGTCTATTAGATTTTTTATTCAAACATTCTAATGTTCTCACCCCTTACCAAACTGCGTGAGACATATTGTGATGATCCCTCTAGGTAGGGCATTTTTTGCTCTAACTCATCAATAACTAAACCAACATAAAAATCTTTGAGTAAGTATATATTTCTCTTGCTATCTTCTAACTTACTTTCATACTCAAAATTAGTTACAGGTAATACTCTACTGATAGTTTGTTGTTGCTGTAATCCTTCATCATAAAATGTTATTGAGAAATTCTCTGGAACCTCAAGACCACCAGGCATAATGACATCACCTGTGCTATCAAGAATTCTTACTGACTCATAGTGATGCACTTGTACAAACTCTGACTCAGTGCCATACTTGTCAAGCATATAGTTTTGGAAACTCTCATTTGTAAGAGGCCATTCAGTTTCAATGTTGACTATGTTATTGGTCAACAATATAATCCAATCTAAGTTTGCATCCTTATAGAATTTCCTTGCTACATTATCTGGTCTGTCATCACCCTCAATTTTATACTGAGAAAAGTTTGCAATGTTATTAAGCAATGCAGAATTAATTTCACCTCTCTTGAAGAGGTTTTTTGTTGTAGTGTACTCACCAATAATCCTGGCATCAGGTGTTCTACTGACATAATCAAAATTAGGTATATAACTAAAATATTTTTGTGCCATTTTTAGAATCCCATGTCTGTTGCAGAATCACCATACTCATCAGCATATATTGGATTGAGTTCAGTAAATGATAATGTAATTTCATATGCTGTAAGTGAACCTGTGGAACCAAACACCATGTATGAACCATCTGGTGTATAGTTTACATTGAAAGATGTCAAGGCACAGGGTTTAATCTTATTTAGATAGGGATGTTGACCCCCACCTTTATATTGATACTGAATATCAAATACCCTTGGACTCATAAGGAATAGTTCTTTACCCCTTTGAACAGCACTGTTTCTTTTAAATGCCCTAATCATTTTTCTAATTGATTGTGACTCATCTTTATTTCTAGGTGTCAGTCTAAAGTTAAAGTTAAATGATCTAAGTGATGGACCACTGAATAGCAACTCAAGGTTAGGATTAATGATAGCACCAGTAGATCTTCCAAGTATATTTGCACCTACTGCTTGACCTGCAAAAAATGCCACCAATGCTGCTTTAGTTGTGTCATTTTTATTAATTAAATTATTAATAGCATCTTTTCCCTGTTGGATTGCACCTTTCAATCTCAGATTACTACCCTCACCTATAAGTTCAATTATTCCACCAGAAAGGTCAGCAAAACCTTTTTGAATATCATTGAGTTGGTCTGAAGTCCAACTCACTGAATTTGTTTCAGAAATTGTTGGTTGTATAGGTAAAATTATTGTTTCATATTTTGTACCAGCATGTGTATATGTTTTTGTTGTTAAACTTACACCACTAGGATTGTAATCATATGCAGTGAATGAAACAAAATCATACTCAAGACCTGCTGGTGGTTCTATTGAGGGATAAGTTATAAGAGCACCCTCATCTCCACCTGTGTTTGTGCTTCCATCAAATGCATCTATATTTACATCATTAACAGTAATAGGTTCACTGCTTTCATCATCTCTAGTATCATCACCTGTGGTGCCACCACCACCATTATTGCCATCTAAACTTCCTGTTCCTGTGGAAGAATCAGTTCCAGTGCCAATATTGTCACCTCCTGATCCATCTCCAGCACCACCATCACCAGAATTAGACCCATTGCCACCACCACTTAGTGGAACTGTTGCTAATGAATCATTATCTGGATCAGGTAAAGCAGTTGGATTAACAACTCTTGTATTAGTTACAGTCCCATCAGAATTTACTCTTTCCTGATTTCCTGTTGGGTTTGATGTAAATGGTACTCTGTTATCATAGAATCCCTGTCTTTCATTTAAACTTGATGTACCTGGTTTGTTTAGAACAGCTGCTCTATCATTGTTAAATTTTCTTGCTCCATCACCAAAGAATTGATTCTCAAATTGCGCTTCAGTGTAAGGGAGTTGACCATTATCATCTCTTTCATTATTAATTTCTCTTCTATATCTTGCACTATCTACTAGACGCCAATCACTCTTACCATCTTTTGGCACAGATTCTGCTATTAGCACACCACCAAGTCCACCCAATGGTCCAAATCCTTTACTATAGATTTGAATTCTACCAGTGGTTGTATTAGTATAGGTGTCTACTGCTACTCCATTCCAAGTACTTTCTTGAAAAATTTCTGCCATTGTTACAAGACGTCCATTTAGATATTTAGTTTGAATTTTTGATATGGAATTTGTCTCATAGTTTGTATCTCTGAAGGGTAGATGATGTAAGGATACCCTACAATCTCCTCCCAAGAATAGTTCCTCACTGAACCCCAATGATAATTTAATCCCTTGAATCCCCAAGTCTCAACACCCAGACAAGCAATCAGAGGGTGCTCATCATACTCAATTCTTTGTGTCTTTGGTTTATACACATAGGTATAGAACTTGCCAGGAAGAGGCACAGTATCTATTGACATATCTCTGTCACCACTCTCAAGCACCCCAATAATCTCTGTCATCATGTCATCTACATCTGTATTAAGCAGGATGTCATTGACTGTTGACTCTGAGAATCTATCAATGGTGCTATTCTGATATAGTTCTAGTTCTTCATCCACTTGGCAATGCTTTCCTTGCTGCCTGTGGATTTATCTGTGGTCTGGCAGGAGTACCAGAGATTGCCTTCCTTTCAGGTGCTGGTTTGATTGCAGGTTTCTTTTTAGCACCAGCCATAGCAGTTGATGCTGGTCTAGCAGCAATTTGTTTGTGCTGTGGTGGTTGCTTAGAGGCAGCAGTTTTCTTAGCAACCATTGAATCCTGAGCAGGTTTCTTCTGAGGTTGTGATGCCTTTGTGATAGCACCACCTTTCTCACGCTTAGGTGTTGCTGTCTTGTTTGCCTGTCTATACTTCTGTGGTTTTCTATCCTTCTGCTTACCAGGACCATCAGGTTTAGTTGCTAATGGTTTCTTCTTAATGTCTTTTTCTCTTTTTTCTTTTGCTTTCTTTCTCTTACCAATCCAATCAATAGATTTATGCTCTTTATCTTGAGGATAATCCTGAGCACTGGAACCACCTTTGAATGATCCAGACGCAGAGATTGCTTTCTGAGTTGCCCCAGCAGCATCTTCTTGGAATTGATAGAAAGATTTCATTATCTTTTTTAGTTATTTATTAAGTGGTAGTTACTCTTCTCTTGACATATCTAGAGTAACCCATGGTAACATCCATGTTCAAAAACTCACCTGCAGGACCATAACTCAATTCAATTGGTGCTATCAATTTAGGATACGCTTTAAGAAGATTAACTTCTATCTCAGGTTTTTGTTTCCTGTTTGATTTAATATCTGTTCCTGTGTCTTTTTCAAATTTTGTAATAAAAATGTCAGCAATGTAATCATCATAATAATTTGGTCTATATGTTGCTCCAACATTATAGTATGCTGCTAAATTATCAGCACCATCATCAGCCATACCAGACATAAAATCTTGCCATGACTCAAAGAAAGATACAACTTTATAATCAGGATCTACAATAAAAGACATTGTAATTTCTGTATCATAACCTCTTCTGTATGGAATCTCTTCTACTTGACCTTGAATATCAGAACTCACAGAATGAGTCAGGAAAGATGTTCCAGGCAGGGATGTTCTGTGACATCTAAACTCAATATTCTGACCATCAATTGAATATATAATGCCTCTGCTTGCCAGTAAAGCATTCACCAGTGGAGGTGGTTGCAACCTAACAATGTAACTATTAGGCGTTGCAATATTTAAGATCTTTGACTTTAGAGCAGTTGTCTTTACTGGACCAGGTGCTGGTCCACCACCAGGGAAAGGCATCTAAATACTTTACTACTATCATTACTATGTATAACTGATGCCAAGGAGAAACAAATGGCACCAAGGTAGGTTTCACCCACAATTCCCAGAGAAGTATATGGGAGATACTTCTAACATTGTGTATAGAAGTAGTTGGGAACTTCACTTCCTTAGATGGTGTGACAGGAATGATGCTGTGTTGAAGTATGCAGCAGAAGAATTTTCAATACCTTATGTGAGTCCTGTTGACAACAGAACACATAGGTATTATCCTGATGGTATCGTGCAAATCAAGCACAGAAATGGTGAGATCAAGAGATATATAATTGAGATTAAACCTGCTAGACAGTGTGTTGAACCAAAAAAACCTGCTAGGATGACAAAGACATTCATTGCTGAGGCAAAAACCTATGCTGTGAACCAAGCAAAGTGGCAAGCAGCATCTGAGTTTGCCAAGGACAATGGTATAGAATTCAAAGTTCTTACAGAGAATGACTTAGGTATTCCACCACCAAAAAAGTCTAGAAAACGCAAATAAATATAACGACTGAAGTGATATTATGCCTTTACCTAAAATTGCTACACCAACATATGACTTGGAGTTGCCTTCTACAAAACAAAAAATTAAGTTTAGACCTTTCTTAGTTAAGGAAGAGAAGTTACTTGTTCTTGCATTGGAAAGTGAAGATACAAAACAAATTACTAATGCTATCAAAACAGTCATCAAATCTTGCATCTCCACAAGAGGTGTGAAGGTTGAGGATCTTCCTACTTTTGATATTGAATTTTTATTCCTGAACATCAGAGGTAAGTCTGTTGGTGAGGAGGTTGAACTTAGTATTATTGCACCTGATGATGGTGCTACTCCTATTCCAGTTAGTATTAATCTTGATGACATCAAGGTTATTGAGAATGAAAACCACAACAAACAAATCAAACTTGATGATGAACTTATGATGGACATGAAGTATCCATCACTGGATCAATTCATTAGGAATAACTTTGATCAAGTTGATACAACTGATGTTGAAAAATCATTTGAACTTATTGCCACTTGTATTGACAAAATTTATAATGCAGAAGAGGTCTGGTCAACTGCTGACTGCACAAAGAAAGAGGTTGTAGAGTTTCTTAATCAGATGAGTTCTACTCAGTTTAAGGATGTTGAGAAATTTTTTGACACCATGCCTAAACTATCACACACATTGGATGTTACCAATCCAGTCACTAAGGTCACTAGCACTGTCACATTAGAAGGGTTGTCAAGTTTTTTCGGATAGGTCTTTCCCATATGGACCTTGAAAGTTATTTTAGATTAAATTTTGCCTTGATGCAGTACCATAAATATTCATTAACTGAGATTGAAAACATGATGCCATGGGAGCGTGATGTTTATGTTGGACTTCTACAGCAACACCTAGAGGAAGAAGAACAAAAAGCAAAGGCACGTAATGGATAGTAAGGTAGTAAAACTACTTAAAATATATGAGAACGAGACTGGGAAGGATTTACTTTCCAAACTTAATGCAGATCGTCTCAAAAAATTAGGGTTCTACTACGAAAATTTATCTGAGGATGAGCAGCAGGATATAGATCTAAAGATCATAACTGGGGAAGACAATGACTTTATTGATGTATGCCTGGGACTTGCAGGATACTTTGATGAAGTAGAATATGATCAAGGACTAAGGGATTTAACAGAGGATGTCATAGAGGAGGAGGGTGGTGGTTCAACTGCTCTCGCAGTAATTCCTAGGACAGAAGAACCAGCAAGTGATGAAGACCTAGTAAGTGAGGATATTGATCCCAGAATATTAAGATTACTTGGTCTTGAGGATGTATTTGATATTGATTATGATACTTATAAGACTCTTCTAAAAGAGAAGATGGCTGCTGGCAGGATGACTGACAGTCAGATGCCTACTGAGGAAGTAGAACTTCTTACAGATGAATTCAAGAGAGTAAAGTCAAAGACAGGTAGGTTCTCAGTCAAGAAGAAAACTGTCAGTGTAGATAGTTTCTTTGATAGAGGTGGGGCAGCAGAGACAGACAGCACTTCTGATAAACCTGTTGTAACTCCTGCTGGTCTCTTGCCATCAGCACAAAAAATTAGTAAGACTGTTGAGGATGAGCAGGAGGAAGCACAGGTTGAGGACAAAGATAACTTCAACCAGAAAGTATTGGCGCCTTCTCTTCAGAAAATTGATGACAATATTCAGAGCATACTTGACACACTCAAGAAACAGTATGATCTTGAAAAGAAAGAGGCAAAAAGAGATGAGAGAATCGCTGATAAAGAGAGAGCAGATAAGAGAGAAGCAAAACTTGAGAGTGGTTCAAAATCAAAAGGTATAAATTTTTCTAGTCTTAAAAATGTAGCCAAACCAGTCACTGATTTGTTTGGCATGATGCAGAAGTTCCTCATCAACACATTGCTTGGTGGGATCTTAATGAGAGTGATGGATATCATCAATGATCCTCACAAATATCTTAACCCAATCAAACAATTCTTTATCAATATCATTGAGTGGGTAGAAGATACAGTACAATTTATAGTTGATATACCATATAACATATACAATAGTATTGCTACCAATCTAAATGCTGGTATAGATGCAATTGAATCAGCAATCAATAATGCTCTTGCATTTTTTAAACAAGGTCCATTAGACCCTGGTCCTAGATTACCAAAGTTAGATCCTCCTGTGATAGACATTCCAATCCCAGATTTCTTACAACTTCAACCCACCAATGCACAGACACAAGCACAGTCGCAGAAGGAAGGTGGTGAAGTAGAATCTAATCCTGCTACAATGGTGATGAATAATATTCTTGTTGGTTCACCTGCAATGTCATCAGACACACCTCAAGGAAATACAACTCTTCAGGTGTCACCAACTTTAACAACAGGTGGTGTAAATGTTGCACCATCTGGACCTACCCCTATTGATGTCAGCATGGGAGGAAGGATTGAGAATAGATCAATCAATAAGGTTAAGGGTATGGGTGTGGATACACAACTTGTTGCTGCACAACCTGGTGAAATTATGATGAGTGTCCCAGCAGTTCAAGCAATTGGTGCTGAGAATTTACTTGCTGCTAATGCTGCTGCTGGTGGAACAAACAAACCCAAGTTTGGTAAGTTCATGGGTATGCAGGGTGGTGGTATGATTGGTAGACAGGGTTCTGCACCCATCAGAGACTTTGGTATGGGTGGTGGTGCTGGTAGGAAGGGATATATTCTTGTGCCTGGTCATGCTGCTGGTGGTGGAGCACCTGGTGAGATGGAGATGGTTGTTGATTTGACTCAAAATGTTGTTGATAATTTGAAGAATAGATTTGGTAATGATATACCCATCAAAATTATGAATATGCACGCTGAAACTCCTAATACTTATGCTGCATTTAGCAAACAACAGGACAAACTAAAGGAACTTGAGAAGCAGGGTTATGAGGTTATTGAGATTCATATGGATGCTTCCCTTGAATCAGGACAGGGGACAGGAAGAGGTTTGATTGCTCCTATGCCAGGAACTGATGCTATTAATCCTGTTGAGGCAGACTTTGCAAGAACTGCTGGTGCATTTACAAGGGAACATAGAGGTGGTCTTGCTGCTACCAATAGAGGTGTAAGCATTATTGAACTAGGTAATATGTCTCCTGAATTACAGAAAAGATATGCTCCTAATCAAGTGCAAGGCACTCCTGGTATTGCTAAGGATCAACTTGATATTATTACCAAACCCCTTGAGGATTCACTGATTAGGGGAATGAAACTTAAAACTTCTGCTAATGTTGTTGCTTCAGACTTTACTATGGGAGCAGGTGCTATAGATGCTTTTGATTCTGCTGGAACATCACCAGCACCAAGAGTTGTTCCTACAATTACTAGCACTCCTGCTGCACAAGTTACTGCCACTCAGGTTTATTCACAGACACCTAATAGAGAGACTAATGTTCAAATAGTTCCTGTACCAAGTGGAAATGAAAAGAGACCAGCATCAAGTTCTGCTGAGGCATCACAAAAACTTGTTCCTCCATTAAATGCAGAGGATGCAAACAACTTTGACATGATTGTTATTAAATCTATCTATAACATAGTGAGTTAAGACATGGCACTTCCTATGTTAGCTGGTAGTTTAGTAAAGGGTTTGCTTGGTGGTGCTGGCAAGAAAGTTGGTGGCGCTTTAGTTAAAACTAAGGATAAAAAAATTAAAAAGGTTGTTAAAGAGCAGGTCAAAACTGAGAACAAACCCAGTTTTACTAGTGTATCTGAGTCTGTTTACAAGACAGTTGCTCAACAGAAAAAAATAACTGCAGGAACATTTAAACCTGAGACTGATGAGGCAAAAGTAGACAGTAAAGTATCTAATGAATCTCTTAAAACTCAATTAGATAATCTTATTGAGAATACATCAAAACTAGACAATGTATTCAAGCAGCAACTGAAAGAGGATACTCAGAATGCTAAGAAGAAAGATGCTGCACTGGCAAAACAAAGAGCAGAAAGAAGAGAGAGAAAACTAGAGACCACGCCAAAGAAAAAACTGATTGGTGGTGTGGGACTAGGTTCAGGACCAATGAACCTCATGGATATGATTGGCAAGTTCTTACTCAACACATTGTTGGGTGGACTTGCTCTGCTGACTTTAAATAACCTACCTAAGATTACAAATTTCTTAGATAAGTATGGTCAAAATCTATATCTTATCTTTAATGGTATAAGGTTAGGATTATATGGACTGAAGTCTTTCTTTGGTGGTGTCCTTAAACTATCTGGAAAAATATTTAAGTCAGGTCTTAAACTGGTTGGAAAACTTATAAGAAGTTCAGCAAGATTACTTGGTAGAGGAATCAAGAGTGGATTCCTGAAACTGGGTGATGCTATTGTTGATTTTGCAAGAGGAACTGTAAATCTTATTAGAAGATTAGCAGGTAAACCTCCCCTTCCACCAAGAAGAGGAAAACCTGGTGGTAGAAATGCTGCAAAACCTGGAACAAGATTAAAACCAAAGCAAAGAACTGCCACTGCATCCAAAGCAGCAAGGAAAAGATATGCTCAGAGATATGGTCCTGAGGCAGCAAAGAGAAGATTTCAAGGTAATGTTCAGAGACCTACTGGACAAACTACAAGGTTACCTAAACCTAGGAATAGATTTTTAACAAAGTTATTTGGTCCTAAAACAGCAGGTGAAATTAAGAAAGCATCACCTGTACTTAAGAAAGTTTCAAAGGCAGCAAAAGGTGTAAGGATTCCTATTATTGGACCCATACTTGTTGCCATCAGCTCAATGCTGGCTGATGATCCAGTTAAAAAAACCATGTTCAAAGCAGTTGGTACTGGTTTGGGTGAGGCACTTGGCACACTCATTCCAATTCCTGTTATTGGAACAATTGTTGGTGGATTAATAGGTGAGTATGGTGGTGATTTACTTTACACTTTCTTAGAGGGTGGTGGTATATCTGGTGTCCAGAATAAAATGGCACAGGATTGGAACAATACTCTAAAGACTGGTGCAAAGTTTAAAGATTATATTGGTCAATCTTTTAATAGATATAGTGAATCACTACCCAAAGTAGAGATTCCTGAGTTACCTGGTTGGTTGAAACGTGCTGACTTCTTGGGTTGGCTTCAGAAGATTCCCTTCTGGGGTCAAGAGATACCTGATCCAAAATTCTTCCTTGACCCAAGAAATATACCTAAGAATATTGGTCTGATGAAGGATGCATTGTTCCCTCCTAAGGGAATGGTTCCAGAGACAGGTAAGGTAGAAGATCTTGACCTTGATTTAAGTGATGCCCCACCACCACCTGTACTTCCTCCTCCACCTGGTGCTGCTTCTTCACCTGCTGCAGTCACTACTGCTGGTAGAGTAACTGGTGGCAATGCAGATTTCTGGACACTGGTAGCAGTTGCATCATTGGAAGATAGTGATGCCCAAGGTAGAGCAGATGTAGCACAATCAATCTACAACAGAGCAGCATCAGGTGCTTATGGTGGTGGTCAAAAAAATATAAGGAAACTTATCATTGCTGATAAACAATATCAACCCACCTGGGACTATCCAAGGAAGAATCCTGCTGGTGAGAAAGCAAATCCTGAGTGGCTTTCTATTGTAGATGCTCAGACTGCTGCTGCAGCAGCAGGAAAGTCTGTTGCATTTATGGAGCAAGCAGCAAAAGATATTATGAATCCAACCCTTCAAAAGAGGGCAAAGGAATTTGTAGGAGGAAGAACTGACTTCACAAACTACTCTAAAACTAACAGAAGAGGTCAGATTTATAGACAAACAGGTGGCAGAAACAATTACTTTGGGTGGGATTGGAACTATTCAGGTAATGTTGTTGGTAGGATTCCAACATTTGATGCTGCTCAACCATCTCAACAATCCACACAAGCAAGAGCAGCTGAAATTGTAAGCAGAGTTCCTGCTGGACAAAGATCATTGGTTACCAAAGTTCCATTTGCAGACTTCTCACGTACAGCAGCAGAGGGTGGAAGAGGAAGAGTTGGTTTGACTGATGTTTATGATCCTGCAGGCACAATTAATAGCAGAGGAAGACCACATTATGGAGTTGACATTGGAACCAATTATCAAAAAGGTTTTGGATTCAGTTTCAAACTATCAGGAACAGTGGGTCAGCGTGAGAATACATCAGTTGGTGGATATGGTGTCACTATTAAGTGTGGAAATATTGAATTCCGTTGTATTCATTTAGCAGGACCATCATTTGTATCACCAGGTGCAGCATATAATGGTGAAGTTGTTGGTGAGATTGGAAATACAGGTACTAGTTCAAGAGGTGAACATCTTCACTTAGAGGTGTATGTAAATGGTGATATGACAGATCCACGTCCTTACCTTAAGTATCTTGAGATAGGTAAAATTGGAGCATCAGATGGCACTGCAACCAGGGCAACAATTGCTCCTTCAAGAGCAAGCACAACCACTGCTGCTGCCTCTAGAGTATCAAGAACTGCATCATATGATTCAGGTGGCGCAATTTCAATCCCTATGCCTGTTGCCTCTGGAGGAAGACAAGGACAAGCTATTGTAAAAGAAAAGGTTATTGACTCTGCAGAATCAAGTTTAATTGATGTAGTAAATAGTTACCATACTGCTCAGTTAATGGCTAATTTATATAAGCAAGGATAATGGCATTACAAAACGCACCTGCAGGTGCAGGTAACATTTCTAAATTTAAAATATCCTCTAATGTCAGTGGAGATGCAGTTGACTTAGGTGGAGGTGTTGTTGACTTTAAATATTATGAGAGTGTGCTGTCAAATGTTATCACTGCAACTGCTACAGTAGTTGAGACTGGATTCAAAGCAGAGGGAGATAAGGTACAATCTACAAAAGGTATTCTTGACAACCTCCCAATTAGAGGTGGTGAAAGATCTGATATTGTTATAGAAGATAATGTTGGTGGCAAGATTAGGTTTGATGTCAATGGTTTGTATGTAAACAGAGTAAGAAATGCAGCACCTGGTACATCTCAGGACTTATACTTCTTAGACTTTGCTCCAAAGGAACACTTTGCTAATGAGCAAACCAGAGTCATGGCAAGATATGAGGGTAAGATATCTGATCATGTTGCAGAGGTTCTAGGTTTGGTTGGTGCTAAGATTGAGAAGATTGATAGCACTGCCTCTGTATATAATTTTGTAGGTAATGATAGGAAGCCTTTTTATACTTGCACTTGGTTAGCATCTAAAGCTTACCCTGATGAAGGTGTTGGTAACAGAGCAGCATACTTATTCTATCAAACTAGAGATGGATATAATTTTAGATCTATTGATAAATTGTTTGAGCAATCACCAGTAAGAAAATTTATCTACAACAACACTGGTCTTACACCAGAAGGTTATGATGGCAACATCATTAAGTATAGTATTGATAAAGATATTGAACTTAGAAAAAATCTTACACTTGGAACCTATAATAATAGGTGTGTGTACTTTGATTTTATGGCAATGAATTATTTTGTCAAAGAATTTAAGTATGACCCAGGTGAATTAGGCACTGCTGGAAAATTGTTTGCTGCTGATACAGTTGCTAAAGAGTTCACAGAGTCACCCTCCAGACTGATGTCACATGTATTTGACATTGGAGTTAATCCAAAAGGAACAGGTGATGAGCAGTTAGAAAACTGGAAGGCAGCACCACAAGAACCAAACTATGATGCTGAAAATACATTTGTGCAATCTCCTATGAGATACAACCAGATGTTTACAATTAGAATTAACATCATGCTTCCTCTTGACCTGAGGATTAAAGCAGGTGATGTTCTTATGTGTGATTTTCCACAGGTTGAGGGTGAAAGAAATAAGGACACAAATAAAGAATCAGCAGGCATATATATGGTAGCAAGTGTGTGTCACAATCTCTCTGCAACTGAGAGTTTCACAAGTCTCTCACTTGTAAGAGACTCATATCAGAAGAAACAAGGACTGTAATGTTTGATCAAGGACTATTCCAATCACATTTTGTAGGAAGAGATGGATTTATCTGGTGGATAGGTCAAGTTGCTAGCGAGGAATCCTGGAAAAACAATATTCCTGGCACTCCTTTAGATGATAACAGTGAGATTCAGGGATTTGGTGAGAGATATAGAGTCAGGATTATGGGTTACCATACTGCTGACATCTCAGCAATACCTGATGAAGAATTGCCTTGGGCATATGTAATGTATCCTGTGACAGCAGGTAGTGGTGCTAGATCATCAACACAATCTGCTAATTTAGCACAGGGTTCTTTTGTCACTGGATTTTTTATTGATGGTGAGAATGCTCAACTCCCAATTATTATGGGATGTATTGGATACAATGATTTACAAGCAGTCAATAAGAACCTACCCCCTACAAGATTCTTACCCTTCAGTGGTTACACAGAGAATGATTATGTTTCATATTCTGCTCAAAAGGCAGAGTCAGGTGGAGAACAAGTAGAACAGAATGCATCACAGGTTGATGGAGTTGGAAAAGTTGTAGAGGCAGCAGCATCAGGAGCTGGTGCTAGTATCAATGCTACTCTTAGTGAGAGTGTTCAGGCAGGTAAGAGTGTAAAAGATGCAGCATCTGCAATATCAGCACAAGAATCAGCAGCACCACTTGCTTCAGCTGAGGACTGTGAACCTATTCCACTTGGAAGAATCCAAAAACAAATGGCAAATGCCATTGTAGAAGTTCAAAAAGCACAGGCATCAATCTACAAATATCAAGCAGCAGTACAAAATAATATAGCTGACATTCAAAAATTTATTAATGAGAAAATACAAATAGCATCTGAGAAAATTGCTGAATCATTGAAGTGGGTCTTTGTTCAAGCACAGAAGTTTGTAATTGAAAAAACAAGTGAGGTAATGAAGAACACATACTATTTGTTGTTCCCTAATGAGAGACCAGGATTGAAGACAGCAGTTGATAGTGTTCTTGACTTGATTGCTTGTCTGTTCAGAAAATTAATTGCTGGACTGTTAGGAATGGTCAAAGCATTTATGGAAGAGGCAGCAGGTAAAGTAATCAATGCTGCTCAATGTCTTGTAGAAAACTTTGTTGCCTCAACTCTTGGTCAAATCATTGCTAAGGTAAGCAATGCTGTCAATCAAGCACTCAGTTCTATTACTTCACTTGTAGGACAAGCAGCATCTCTTGCTGGTGATGTCCTGGGTTTGATTGTTGACCTTCTCTCATTCCTCTCCTGTGATGAGAAACCAGAATGCTCATCAATTAATGAGTGGAATATTTTAAGTGGTGGAAATCAAATTGACTTTGGTGACATTGAATCATTGATTGGCAAAGCAAAGAATTTTGCCTCAGGATTTGATAATGCCACTGACCTTGACAACTTTGATTTTGATTTAAACTTTGATAATATTTTTGCTGAGGGGAGTTGTGACATTGGACCTATCTTATGTGGTCCACCTGTAGCCTCATTTACTGGTGGGTTTGGAGCAGCAGGTAATTTAATTATTGGTGCTGCTGGTGAGGTGTTGGGTGTAGATATGCTCTCATTTGGTGTAGGATATGAAGGAACATCATATGGTAGCGTAGTTGATGCTTGTGGTAAAGGTTCAGGCGCAGTTATCAAACCAGTATTTGGTGAGGTTGAGGTAGTTGATCCTGATGACCCACAACCTACAACAGATTTGCCAACTACAACTGACCCAAGACCTGATGATCAAAAACTACCACCTGGTAGCACCACTATTGGAATTATTGACATCACTATTGATGAACCAGGTAGTGGTTACTTACCTGCCCCTGATGGTAGCAAAGGAGGAAATGAAAATACTTGGGCAGAACCTGATGATACAATTGTAAAAGGACCAGATGGAACATATCTTGTGCCTGCTCCTCCTGGTGAGGTCATCACTGTGAATCCAGGTGATGTAGTTACCTTGCCCCCATCAACAACTGTTATTACTGAACCACAACCTGGTGGTGGTTTTGTTCCTACAAATCCTGGCACTGGATTACCTGGTGGTGGGACTCAACCAGTCCCTGGCACTCCTGGTGGTGGTCCTGGTACAATCACCCCTGTCACTCCTGGCACTCCATTCACCCCTGGTCCTGGTGGTGGTACAACTCCTGGCATCCCTGGTGGTGGAGGAGGCACCCCTGGTGTTCCTGGCACTCCTGGTGGTGGAAGCACTCCTGGTGGTCCTGGTGGTGGAGGAGGCACCCCTGGTGTTCCTGGCACTCCTGGTGGTGGAAGCACTCCTGGTGGTCCTGGTGGAACTCCTGGTGGACCTGGTGATGGTGGTCAAGGTGGTGGAGAGGAAATTCCTGGTGGTATAGATTATGTTGTTCAACTTCCTGGTGTTTTCACAACACCCAAACCTGACCTTGAAAATGTCTCTCAACTATACCCCTCTTCAGGAAGTGGTTCTTATCCAGTCATCCTATACCTTTGTGAAGTTAGAGTTATTGAGTCTGGAATTAGATACAAATCTACTGATGAACTTATAATTGAACCTGATATTGGTGCCAAGGGTGCATTCACCGTTGATAAACAAGGAAGGATTACATCAGTCAAAATAACTGAGAGTGGTGAGGGATTCACTGAGTATCCTAGAATTATTATTAGATCAGAGACAGGTTATAATGCTGTATTGAGACCAAAACTTTGTATAGATAGAATTGGTGAGGATAGATTCAAATCACCTGGAATTCAAGATCAGATTGTAACAGTTATTGATTGTGTAGGTAAGTTCTGATGGCAGAATTAAAAAACTATCATACTATTAGGTATGGTCAGGCTGATGGTGAACTTAGATTTGGTCACATCACTGGTGATAATGTTCAATCAGCAGTGATGCTGAGATCAGGAAGATCTGGCAATCATTACATCACATTGGATGTATCAGGTGAAGACCACAGAAAACATGGAACTCTGTGTAGGTCTACTGGATCATTCCAAATAAAAGCAGGTGACAATGTAGAGAAGGACAAACCTGGTGTTTACATTGAGGCAAATAGTGGTGACCTTATTTTAAGAGCACCAAGTGGAAGAGTGAGGATTGAGGGAGTTGATATTGATATGGTTGCCAGTGGTCCCAATGGGGAGAGAGGTAACATTACCATGAGTGCCAATGAAAAAATCATTGCTAAAGCACAGATCATTAACATAAGTAGCAAAGTTAGTACAACAGTATTTTCTGAGAAAACTGTTGAGGTCATTGGTAATGGTATCCTAAATTGTTATGGTGGTATGTTTGAGTGTATTGATGGTGCCACAAAATTAAATGAGTCTAAGGGTGGCAGTTCAGATTTTGAAAACCAAAGGAGGAAAATTATCTAATGGATGTACCTGATTTAAATATACGCAAAAGATTATTTGTTGGAGAAGGTAAACCAGAAATTTTGGGTAGAGGACCCTTGGAAGTTAGGGGTTCTGCTTATACTGAAGGTCCAAGCATCACAGGCAACCCCACTGAGTTTAATAATGTAAATCCATTTGAACTTGGTGCCACAATGGCAGGGCAAAATGCCAACATTGAGATGAAACCTTTCCCTTTCTATGCATTCATTGCTAAGACATTTGCTAGGGTAAAGGGGTTCTTAAAATCTGATAAACTTTTTATCTCTGAGGGAATAAGATGTAAAGTTTTATTTGCTGAGGTCATTTTATCTAAGACTAAAAACTTTTGTATTCCTCACCCTCAAAAGAAAGGTTACAACTTAGTCTACTCCTGTCTTGAGGGACCAGAGAATGGTGTCTATGTAAGAGGAAGACTGAGAGGTGATGATGTTATTAGATTGCCTGAGGTGTGGAAAGGTTTTGTAACTGAAGACTCAATTACTGTGTCACTGACACCAGTTGGCATGGATCAAGGTCTTTATGTAAAAGGAATGCAACAGTATCAAATTCTTGTTGCTGCCAAACCAGGAGTACCAATTGATTGTTTCTATCATGTGTATGCTGAGAGAAATGATGTACCTAAATTAGTAACAGAGAGGCCACAATAATGCTTGGAGATTTTGACATTGCTACAGTCCCACAACCATTTAAGTTTAAACACTTTGGAACTTTTGCTGGACCACAATACTTAGATAAGTCTGCCTTTGATTATGATTTGACATCAAAAGAAGGGGTATGGCATACATTACTACCACAAGATACCTCATTCAAAAGATTAGACCTTGGTGCTTATCTGTTTAATAACGAGGCAGACTATATTGGTTTCCACTGTGACTTTGTAAGCACAGCACAGATGACACTGGAAGCATCTTATGGTAACATTCCAGTCTTCAATGTCTTCTGCACTCAAACCAATATCACAGGAAATATTTACGCCCTTGGAGATATTGTTGCTGTTGGTAACATCAATGCCAATGGTAATTTCTCATACACAGGTGCAATGACCTTCAATGGAGGATTTAACTTGAGTGGTGTTGGTGATGTAGCATCAAGAATCAATGCAAACACATCAATTGCTAACTCTAAAAAGGGTTTTGACATTACTCATCCAACAAAGGATGGGCATAGACTGAGATACATTTGTATTGAGGGACCAGAGGCAGAAGTTTATATGAGAGGTAAGTTGATAGGAGCTAGCACCATTCAATTACCTGATGTCTGGAAGGATTTAGTTGACCCTGATAGTATTGGTGTCACACTCACACCCATGGGTTCATACCAAGAGTTGTTTGTAGAGTCAATCAACTGGGGTTCAAAAATCAATGTAAAGAATGCCTCTTCTGGTCCTATTAATTGCACATATGTTGTGTATGGAACAAGAAAAGATGTTGAGAGGAACATTCCTGAGTATAAGGGCTTGACAATGGCAGACTATCCAGGAGATAATAGTGAATATAATATCAATGGATTATGATTCATGAAGTTTTTCCTCTAGCAATATACCAGGGGAAAGTTGAAGGTCATGATAAATTCAAAGATAATGTAGATGATTTGCGTGAGTATTGGTTTGATGGATATGAGAATGAGAGTCCAGAGTATTCAGGAAAAATATTTGTACATTTAAAGTATAAATCACTCTTCAATTCTATTAAGAAAAATATTGATGAATACTTTTCTGAAATGAATGTTGATACATCATATCTCTCCTATCACATCATCAAATCTTGGGTTGGGTGCCACTTCAAAGACACTCCAGAATTAAAACCTCATCATCACAATGAATCTAACATTAGTTTTGTCTATTATCTAAAGAGTAATAGTACCTCTGATAAATTTGTTATCTCACAAAGAGATAATAGAAATGAAGCAGTGGGTGGTTTGTTTGAGACTGGTCAAAGAAATTTAATTACATCATATAATAAGTACAACTGCAATTACTACACAGTAACACCAAAGGAGGGAACCATCCTTCTTTTCCCAAGTGATACATTACATCATACCTGGAAGTTTACTGAAAGATATGATGAAAGGATTGTCATTGCTGGTGATATTAGAATTACACTAAAGCAAAACAACCCTGAGTATCATCAAGGTTGCACACACCCAACACAGTGGTTGGAGTTATGACCTGTTATAAATTTGTCACTGATGATAGAGTACCAATTCTTATTGAGCACTCTAAAATCTGTAGTCCTCCACCAAACCCAGAATATGTGGACAAGGTTGACACATCATATCCTGGTATTATCATTGAATATGATGGGGGATATCTATTGGAAGATGGTCTTCACAGAATGGCTAAACTTCAGAAACAGGGTATCTTTGAATCATTGTTTTATGTTGTGACCATTGAAGAATATAAAAAAGGTGTGGTCCATATGATGTTCCAGGGAGAACCAATTTCCTTGGGTGAATGGAATCATAATCAACTCTAAATATCTAAAAAAATAATTGAAATGTCATCAGGATTTGCAGTTACATCTTATGAGGGCAAGACACCAGCAGTTGGTATTCTTTCTGCCCAAACAATAGCAATTGATGAATTGAATAACCCATCCATTGCTGCTCCTCAAACTACGCTTGAGATCAACCAAGACAGATACGCCATGCTCTTGGAACCATGTGAAAATATTGATACTCAAATTATTAGTAGATTGGATCAGATTACAACAGACAAGACTAGTCTAGTTAATAACAGCAGTCATCCAAATTGGGTGGCAAATAGGCAGACTTATCCCTCAGAAAGTGCTGCTAGAAGTGCAGCAGAGAGTGCCTTTGGTGATACTCTTACTGAGTCAGAGGGTATGACCAGACTACTGATGATTGCTCCTCCTGTGAGTGGAAGTATCAGTGCTGGTGCTGGAGTTACACAAGCAAATGGTGCTGCAGGAACAGTTCAAATTACTCAAAGTTACTCACCTGGTAGCACATTTGAGATTATTGTCAGAGGTGTTACTGGTTCCTTTGGTATTGGGTCTGTGTTTGGTCCTTCTGGTGTAATCACTGATTGTTCAGGGACAGATTTTGTTGGTACAGGTAGAGTCTATCCTGACAATGTAATCCTTACATTCTATCCTAGTCTTGAACCTCCCACTAGTGGTGTAGATAATCCATTTGACCCAGAGGAACTGCCACCTCTGAATAGTGGCAATAATGGAGTTGGTGTAGCAAATACATTCTATAGGAATTCACTGACTAACCCTGGTAGTGGTCCAAATTCTGGTCTTGTTTACAGCACTAGTTCTTTAAATGATATTGGATATGTCTATTTAAATGCTGCTGGTCAGACACCCACTATCAGTGCCCTTATCTCAAATGTTGGGGCAGAAAGAACAGCACTTGCTGACCCTAATAATGCTGTTGATGTTATTAAGCGTGATAAGAGAGCACTAGCACAGAATGTTCATGCGCTTGTTAGAACAGGTAATTTATTAACAACTAGACAAGCAAATCTAAGGACAGCAGTGGGAATCCTTGAGGACCCACAGTATGGTGGACCATATTAAAACTGGCACATTGCCCTTGACACTGCCCATTCACTGCCCTATAATTACAAGGTAACATAGAGGTTTTATGACCATCCCATCCCCTGATGACTACCTTATTGACAATGAAGGTGATGAGTATTTGATGAGGGTTGTCATTGATACCAGTCTCAGCAAGTTTTATCTTTACTCTAATGAAGGTGAAACCAGAACTGTTGACTGTGATAACACTGACCAGTTTATGAATGTCCTTGAGTTAATCAATGCAGTGGTTCCTGATGAATGCATTGCATATGCTGAACCAGTTGTGTCAAAAGTCTAAGCCATATATTATTTCAACTTTCAATTCAAAAAAAGTCCAAAAAAATATCCTGGGTAAAAAATGCCCTATTACTTTTTTATGAATAACTATAATGATGCCCTATACCAAGCAATCTTGGAATGTTACCAGTATGAGAAGAGAAACCAGACAATCTATGGAAATGTTATTTGCTGCGAAATGGAACTTACCCAAAGCGGCAAACAACTGCAATTTAACCTTAAAGGAGATGAAAATCACATTTAATGAATATTGCAATTTAAACCCTCCTACCTATAATGAGAAAGGTGAATATATTGGGAGTGTGGCGGAATAGGTAGACGCACCAGACTTAAAATCTGTTGAGCATTATGCTCGTGGGGGTTCAATTCCCCCCACTCCTATTTTGATGTGAATTTTGCATTATTCAAGATGATATAATACTTCTAATACTAACCTAATATGTCTACACTAGCATTACACAAATATGACAAAATATATGCAAAATCAAGAAACCCATACAAAACACAAGAACATGTTAAATACAAGGAGGAGAAGGAAATACAGTTAAGACTGTATTTTAGATGCGAGTCCAGTCATTACACTAAGCACATGAAAGTCAATTTCTGGTATTCCAATGATATGGAAGAATGGAGGTGGACACTCACCTCAGATGAAGATATCACTCTTCAAGAGAGTGGTAACAGAGAAGAACTTCGTGATGCTATGAATGATGTTGCCAATACAGTAGAGTATCTACTTGACAATGATATGATAAAGTGATATAATTCACAAGTGTGAAGGAAGTTGCACTTAGTGCTAATCAAGGGGACTTAGGTCCCCTTTTTTTATGAATAAATAACTCATAACGGATTATAGTGCGTAAGAAAGATGCCTCTTAGCAGACTTGATAATTTCCTTAAAAACGTACGTGGCAATATTCTGTATGTTGACCCCAACAACTTGGATGCTACAGACGGTATTGAGAATCAGGGAAATTCCATTGCTCGTCCATTCAAAACCCTGCAAAGGGCATTAATTGAAGCAGCTAGATTCTCCTATCAGAGGGGACAAGATAATGACAGGTTTGAGAAGACAACAGTTATGCTTCTCCCTGGTGAACATGCCATTGATAATAGACCTGGTTGGATTCCCACAGGAACAACTGCAACCCCAAACACATTTTTGCTGAGAAATGGTCAGACTGCTACTGACTTTCCTGCGCTGAGCAACACTAGTGATTTTAATGTTTTTGCTGAAAACAATATTCTCTACAAGTTCAATAGTATTCATGGTGGCATCATCATCCCCAGAGGTGTGTCAATTGTTGGTTCTGATTTAAGAAAAACCAAAATTAGACCACTTTATGTTCCAAACCCCAAAAATGATGATATTGAAAGGTCTGCAATTTTCAGGGTAACTGGTGCTTGTTATTTCTTCCAGTTCTCTATTTTTGATGCTAAACCCACAAGAGGTGTATATAGAGATTATACAACAAATAAAGCAGCACCCACATTCTCACACCACAAACTAACCTGTTTTGAATATGCTGATGGCATCAATCCAGTTAGTATTAATGATGAATTCAACACCTACACAACAAGTCGCACTGACTTGGAGATGTATTATGAGAAAATAGGTAGAGCTTATGGTCCTGCTAGTGGTAGAGAAATCTCACCAAACTTCCCTGACCCTGGTGTAGATATTCAACCCAGAATTGATGAATTTAGGATTGTTGGTCCTATTGGTGGTGGTGTTGGTATCAGCAGTATTAAGGCAGGTGATGGCAACAACCCATCTACTCTTATCAATGTTAAGACCTCAGCAGGTATTGAGGGTCTTAATGTAGATACAAATGTCATTATCAATAATGTAACTGACCCCAGATACAATGGAACCTTCCTTGTTAAGGAAGTTTTGGATACTAATGCTAATGGTGTAACTGAATTTTCCTATGAAGTTCCTGTAACACCAGCAAATGCTCTCCCCAATCCACTGGGTTCAAGTATTGACCTTTCTACTGATACAGTATCCAGTGCATCACCCTATGTCTTTAATATCTCACTGAGATCAATCTTTGGCATGTGTGGTATGCACGCTGATGGATCTAAAGCAACTGGATTCAAGTCAATGGTTGTGGCTCAATTCACTGGAATCAGCCTTCAGGTTGATGACAATGCATTTGTGAAGTATAACTCATCAAGTGGCACATTTGATGACTCCACTACTGTTCCTAATCTGCATACAGACATTAATGCAGTTTATAAACCATCATATGAGAACTTCCACATCAAGGCATCTAATAATGGTTTGATGCAGTTGGTATCCATCTTTGCTATTGGATTCTCTGACCAGTTTGTTGTAGATAGTGGTGGTGATTTTTCAGTCACCAACTCAAACTCCAACTTTGGTCAAATCGCTCTTAAATCCACTGGTTTTAGAAGAGATGCATTTTCACAGGATGATGTTGGATACATTACTCAAATTATTCCTCCTAAGACCCTTAAACCAGGTTTCTCAACAATTGAATTCCCATCAATTGATATTACCAAAACAGTAGGTGTTGGTAATGCATCAAGAATGTATCTGTATCAGTATGAGAGTAGGGATGTAAAACCACCCTCAATTGTTCAAGGATATAGATTTGGTGCTAATCATGGTGAGAATCTATTTGCTGTGATTCCAACTAATGGTCAACCAGTTGCTTTCTCAGCAAGAGTCATCATGGATGACACTGCAACTGATAATAGCAGACCAACAGGATATAAGAGGTCTGTTGTTGGTAGAAATGTATCAAGTGGAAATAGTATCACAAGTTCCACACTTACATTCCTTGAAAATCACCAGTTCAAACAGGGTGAGTCAATCAGAGTTATTGCAAATAATGGTAGACTGCCTGATGGTCTTAAGGCAAATAGACTTTACTATGCAATTGTTGATGGTCTGAACCCTGACCAACTGCGTATTGCACAGTCTATTAATGACTCACAAACTGCCTCTAATGTACAAATCAATAATTTGGGTGGTACATTGTATGTTGAGAGTAGAGTAAGTGACAAGACACCTGGAGACCCTGGACATCCCATTCAGTATGATGATGCTGAAACACAATGGTTTGTAAATGTTTCCTCAGCATCTACTGAGAACAACCTGTATAACAAACTTGTATTGGGTGGTTTGGGTCCATCTTCACCTAGAACATTTATTGTCAGAACTAATGATGTAAGACAATCAGATGATAGAATTCATAAGTTTAGATATGTAATTCCTGCTAACACAGGTATCACATCAGCAAGACCTCCCCTTGATGGATTTACTATTCAGGAGTCAGGAGATGTTTCTGGTGCAAATGATACAGAAGTAGCACTTGCCTTCAACCCAGCATCAGTTGAGATGAACAATGATGCTCAGATGAGAAACTTCAGTTTCATTGCTAAGACATCATATACAAATGGAATTGCATTCTATGATTGTGAAAGACCTCATGGTTTATCAATTGGTTCTAGTGTAGAAATTAATAATGTTAGAAGTACAAACTTCCCAACTGTTGGTGCTGGTCAGTCAGGATATAATGGTGTATATGAGGTAGCAGGTATTACCAGTGAGAAGACATTCTTTGTAACTGACATCCCTTCATCACCTGGTTCATTCATCAACAATACATCTCAGAGAAACACTTCTCTCCCCACATTTAGGAGAAAGAAATTTAATGAAGATTACTATGTTTATGATGTAGAAACAATCAATGAGTATGTTAATGGAGAGCAGGATGGTATCTATTATATCAGTGTGTTGAATGCCTCTAACACTCCTGATGTTTCACCATTCAATATTAATGAGTATAGTCTTTCACAACCACTCCAGCAATATTATCCTCAGATTGACAGAGACAATCCAAAGTCATCTGTACAATCAACTAAGACTTATGCTCTTCCAACTAATATTGGTGAGACTGTTGTTAATGATCCTAAGTTTAGTGTCACACAAGAAACATTGTTTGACTTCTTCAAGGATTCTGGAGTTGGTGTTGCACTAACTGATATTGTTTCAAACCCAGTTGGTACTGCTTACACTATCTTTACACAGTATGACCATGGATTGAACAAAATCTCAGTTGCTAATGTTGATAATGGTGGTTCAGGATATGGTGATGGAACTGCTACAATTCAATATTACTACAATGCTAAACTTGAGAATACTCAACCTGGTTCAATTGGTAGATTTGCAACTGCAAGAGTAACAGTTGATGGAACATCTGCTGGTGAAATTATTGATTGTGAAATTATGGATGGTGGTTCAGCATTTGTTGCTGGTGACACATGTAGAATTACTGGTATCACCACTACAGCAGGATTTACCTTTGCTACAGTCAATGTAAGTCAAATTAGAGAGAATAGAGGTGATACTATTCAGGTAACTGGTATTGGTGATTATAATGGAAGAATGTACAATAAGTTGTACAGAATTGCTGCTATCTCTGGAACTAAACAAATTGATGTATTGCCCATCAATGAGTCACCTGGTATCTCTACTTTAGGATTAGGTCTTGATGTAGCAAAAGATGGATCCATGAGTCTTATTGGACCAACATATAATGCTCTTAGAATTGTAGATAATGGATTTATGTATGACCAGGTTTCTGGCATTGCTACCTTAACTACACAACAAAATAATGATATTAGAGTTAATAACACAGTAACAGTCAGCAGAGCAGATGCTGACCTGTACAATGGTAATTTTGTTTGCATTGACAAAATTGGTCTTACTACTGTTGTTTTGGATGTAGGTATTGCAACAGTTACACCTGCTGCTAATGATGGTATTCTTATCCATCCAGGTGGTTATGATACAAACTTTGGTGACCTGGTTGTTGAGAATGGTAGACTACATGGCAGAGAAACACAAATCTATGCTGGTATCTCCACTGTATTGTTCCAACCAATTACAAGTTCAACTACTGATACCATCAGTATTGAGAACATGCCAAGATTTGACCTTAAAATTGGTGACTATCTGAGAGTTAATGATGAGTTGATGAGAATTAAGCAAACAGTAAGTAGAGTTGCCACTGATACCACAGTTAAGGTATTCAGAGGTGTTTATGGTAGTGTTGCTGACACTCACCCAGTTGGTTCTGTTATTAAAAAAGTTAAGTTCTATCCTCTTGAGTTTAGAAGAAACTCTATTATCAGAGCATCTGGTCACACATTTGAATATATTGGATATGGACCTGGTAACTACTCCACAGCATTCCCAGATAGACAGACTAGACAGTTATCTTTGTCAGAACAAATTAACGTTCAGTCAATGAAAATCTCTGGTGGTGTTGTAAACTACACTGGCATGAATGACAGAGGTGACTTCTTCATTGGTAACAAGAGAATTGCTTCTAACACTGGTAGAGAGCAAGTCTATGACACACCAGTACAAACAGTTTGTGGTGAAGACCCATACTCTGGTGGTTCAGTTTCTGATACCTCTGACTTCAACTATGTTGACTCCTCTATTCTCAAGGTTGAGAGAAACATGGTTATTGATGGTGGTGACAAAGGAGACATCCTTTCAGAGTTCAATGGACCTGTTTCATTCTCCAAGAAGATTGTAAGCACATCACCAGAGGGTGTTGAGGCAAATAGTCTGTTTATCCAGGGTAATGCCCAAGTTTCAAGAAAAGTTACTGTTGGTATTGCTACTCCTACAGAAGCAGGAACACCTGGTGACATTGTATTTGCTGCTAACCCAACAAATGGTGGCACTGTTGGTTGGGTTTACACAACAGGTAACAATTGGAAGACATTTGGAGCCATTGAGAGCTGATAAATAAAACTAACGTTGACCTTAGATAAATGGGTATCGATAAGGATTTTGTCATACGCAATGGCATAGAAGTAAACGAGGATCTACTATATGCTGACGCTGTTAATGACAGGGTTGGCATTGGTACATCAGTTCCAGAGTGTACATTAGATGTTGTAGGTAATATTTGTGGTAGTGCTCAGATATCTGCTGCCACAACTGTTGTTTCCCAAAACCTTTCAGTTTCTGGTTTTGCCACAGTATTTGAGCAACTAGATGTTGGAGTTGGTGGTACAGTTTTAACTGTAAGTGTTGTTAACCAAAATGTTGGTGTTAATTCAACACAACCATTCTATACTCATGAAATTATTGGTCCTGTATCAACTGGTCAGACTGCAGGTTATATTTTTGGTGACCTATTAGTAACTGGTGACATTACAGCAACAAATCTGAATGGTCAGATTACTGCTGGTGGTACTGTTACCTTCAATGATGTTACTGTCACCAATGTTCTAGATGCTAATGATAGCAAAATCTATAGTAGATTTGATGTAGAGAGAGTTGGAAATCTATTCAACTTTGTGACAGATGGTGACCCACCTGGTATTGGTTTTACTCAAAACACTACAAACCCTGAACTATTTTTGCTCAGAGGTAAGAGATACCAGTTCCATGCAAATACTCCTGGTTTCCCATTCTACATTAAGACGCAACCAACTGCAAATCTAGATGATTTGTATGATGGAGGTGTCTTCAATAATGGTGCTCAGGTGGGTATTGTCACATTTGAGATTCCATTTAATGCTCCTAATATACTATACTACCAGGCATCAAACGTTGCAGGTATGGGTGGAACAATCTACCTGAACAATGACTATAAGACACTAAATGTTGCTATTGCAACTGTAACTAATTTCCTTGATGCCTCAAATGCAGACTTTGAATACATCAATGTAACTGGATTTGGTACAATTGCCAACTTTGCTGATACTGGTGGCACAACAATCAGTGCTGGTATTGTTACTGCCAATAAGTTTGTAGGTGTTACTACAGGTGGTGATGCTGTTAGTATTCATCAAAAGAATGATGATGTAGCATATCAGGTTACTTTTACTGATGTAATTCCAGGATTTTCTGGTTTAGGTTCTAACTATCAATTATTGAATATTGATTCTGATGACACTGACCTTACTTATAATCCATCAAACAAAACTCTCACTGCCAGAAACTTTGCTGGTATTGCCACTGGTGGAGAGAGAATTAAGGTAAGAAAAGAATCATCAAATAATAACTTCCAGATTCATTTCAGTGATAATTCAGCAACTGGATATGAATTAGTAAGAATTGATAGTGACTCATCTGAACTCACTTATAATCCCTCATCAAACACTTTAAATGTCTCAAATATTTCAGTAGACAAGTTTGTTGGTGATATCTATGCTGATAATGGCACATCACAGATTCTAGAGAATGGCACTGATGGCACAAATGCTACCTTTACTGGTCAGGCATCAAATGCCACCAATGTAAATATTCTGAATGATGAGAGCACAAATGCTGGTCATTTTGTCAACTTCTCCAATACAACCTCTGGTAACCAGAGAATTCAAGCAGATAGTCAATTTGTTTACAATCCTAGCACTGGTCATCTGACAGTTCCTGAGGTATTTGCATTCTTGGCAGGCACTGCTGATGATGCCTTAAATATTGATATTGATCAAAGAAATAATAATCAGAACTATCAGGTAGGATTTACTACTGCTAATGGAACAGGTTTCCAGAGAATGTATATTGACTCAGATACTGGTCAATTTACTTATAACCCCTCTACTGGAAGACTGACTGTTACCTCATTTGCTGGTGATGGCAATAACATTACCAATGTTAGTGTAACAAATATTACTGGTGGTTTAGGTGATGTTATTAACATTGACCTCATTCAGGATGCATCAACAACACAACAGGGTGTTGTTCAATTAAGTAATGCCATTGATGGTACTAGACAGAATATTGCTGCTTCTGAGAAGGCAGTAGGTGACCTTAAGATTCATGCTAACAATGCATCCAATCTTTCTAATGGTACTGTCAACAATGATAGATTACTTAAGGCATCACTGACTCAGCAGGGTATTGTCTCACTGAGTGATAGTATTGATGGCACTAGTCAAACTATTGCTGCTTCTGAAAGAGCAGTTGGTTTGCTGAATGCTCATGCTGGAAATGCATCTAACCTTACTGAAGGTTTGGTAAATATTAACTTGATTCAAGATGCATCAACTACAGTGCAGGGTGTTGTTCAATTAAGTAACGCCATTGATGGTGATAGACAAAATATTGCTGCTACTGAAAAAGCTGTTGGTGACTTAAAGAATTATGTTGACACCACACCTGTCAACCCTGATAACCTTCCAAAAGCATCCTATACTTTACAAGGTATTGTTCAATTAAGTCAAAAATTTGACTCTGAGTCAACTAATGCAGCTAATTTAGCATTTACTGAGCAAGGTGCTGTAAAACTAAGAGCACATGCAAATAATGCTTCTAATTTAACTTCTGGTATTGTTGACAATGCCAGATTAAATGTGGCATCTTATACTCAACAAGGTATCACTGATTATACTAAAAACTTTAAGACAGATGATGATGGTTCTGCACTTAGTGGTACAGGTGCTAATGATCTCAGGAAACATGCTGCTAATGCTAGTAACTTAACTTCTGGCACTGTATCTAATGATAGACTGAATAAAGCAAGCACTACTGCTCAAGGTATTGTTCAATTAAGTAATGCTATTGATAGCACATCTCAGACTGTTGCTGCTTCTTCAAAAGCTGTAAATGATTTGAGATTAGCAACTCAAAATGGTGGCAATATTACTGAGGGTACAATTAATTCAGATAGAATTAATAGAGCAACTTACACTGTGGTTGGTGTTACCAAACTAAGTAAGACTTTCACAGGTGATGCTGATAGTGATTCTGATGATTTGGCATTCAGTGAAGAGGGTGCTATCAACCTCAGAAAACATGCCAATAATGCCTCTAATTTATCATCTGGAACTGTTAATAATGACAGACTGAATAAAGCAAGCACCACAACACAAGGTATTGTTTTACTTGATAATACTTTCCCACCAGATAGCACTTCTACATCTGAGACATTTACATCTAATGTAATAACTCAAATTTATAATGCAGCAATTAATGCAACTCTGCCAGCTGGCACAGTCATGGTATTTGTGCAGAAAAACGCTCCAACTGGTTGGACAAGGCAGACAGGTAATGCTGGTAGAGCAATGAGAATTGTTGGTGGAGGTTCTTCACCTTTTGGTGGATCAACAAATAATACTGGTAGTAGCTTCACTTCTGTCTTCAAACAACACACTGTTCCACTACCAAGTCATAATCATAGCACTCAGGTTGGAGACGAGCAGGGTAATCACAAACATGGTGGTTCTGCTGACACAGGTGGTCAACATAATCATGAATTTGCTGATAATGGACATGCTCATGGTTTTGAGAATGCTTTTGAGGAAGAGGGTGAATCTGCTTCAGGTGATGGTTCAGAAAACCAAGATGGTAGAGCAAAAGAAAGCACTACTAATAAGAAGCAGGCAGGTATCCAATTCAATATGGATAATGGTCACAAACACCAGATTGACACTGGAAACCAGCAAGGTTCACACGCCCACAATGTACAAATAGATAGTGAAGGAGAAAGTAGTCCTAATATTGACTTTAGAATTAAGTATGTTAATGTAATTCTTTGTTCTAAGGACTAATTTCTGGAGGATGAGGAGGAATCATTGGTGGGTTCAGAGGGGTTACCTGAGCAGGAATAACCCCTTGCTGCTCAAGACCAGCAATATATAATTGTTGATTTACTTCATTTGCTTTTACAACTTCATTTCTAAAACTTTCCACAGCTGCACCAGTTTGATTTGCCTTAGACGCAATCTCAATTGACATCATAGGCATCCAAGCTATTGCACATCTCCACTCAGAAAAATCTGCTCCAGTTTGAGGGTCTGTACCCTGAACTTGTATATACCATGCACACTTATGTTCCTTACAATTTTTCTGAATAAGGGGACACCATTCACCACCTTTTGCCATGCTAAATATATCTCTCTTTTTGAAATTATTTATCTGGGCATCTTATAAATAAAACTAACGGACACAGCAGTGTAGAGAATGTCATTACTTAGGGCTGACAGAGTTGCCAATAGATTTAATAACACTGGCCCTATCATTGTAGGTCCTTCCACAGTCCATGGTGATTTTACAATTACTGGGGACCTAATTGTAGCTGGAATTGCAGTAACTAATAGCATTCAGATTGGTGCTGCACTCACTGTTAAAGACTTAATTGTACAGCAACAGACAAATTTAAACAACTTAAATGTAACAGGAGTTACAACTGCTGGCATCATCACAGGTGCAACTTTCTTTGGTGAAGGATCAAATATTTCTGGTATTGTTACTACAATAACCAGTTCAAGAGGCATTCAGATTACCCCTGGAAGTGGTAAGGGAACTGTAAATATTTTTGCTGTAGATGTAGTAGAAGCAGGATTTGCTAATGTTGCTGCTGGTGCTACAAACTTAACTGGTGGTGACCAGGGTAGAATTCCTTATCAGATCAATCCTGGAGAGACAGGTTTCTCTGCTACTGGTAATGTAGGTGAGATTCTGTTGTCTGGTGGGACTGGCTCACCCACTTGGTCAAGTCTGGCAGCAATTAATGTTGCCTATGCTGATAGTGCAGGTATCTCAACAGATATATTTGGTGGTTCTGCTGGTAGAATTGTCTATCAAGCAGGTATTGACCAGACAGATTTTGTTCCAGTAGGTGCCACTGGCAGAATTTTACAAGCAAATGGATCAAGTTCTCCATCCTGGTTGGATGCTAGAGTAGGTTTAAGTGTATCCTTTGCTAAATTTGCTGGTGTATCAACTAATGTAACTGGTGGCATTGCATCAGTTACTCATCTTTCTGTTGGTGAGAATGGTAGTGGTATTGCTACATTCTTTGGACCAATTCAAGGTGTTGATATCAATCTAACTGGTGTTACAACCACCACTACCTTACAAGTTTCTTCTGCTGCCACTATTCCCAGTCTGACCTTATCAACTGGTCCTGGTGTAGGTGTAACTGCCATCCTTGATGAGGATGACCTTGCATCAGATAGAGCAGATGCCCTGGCAACACAACAATCAATCAAAAAATATGTTGATGACCAGGTAACAGCACAAGACCTTGATGGTACTACTGATGATGGCATTTTTGCTGTTGACCTTGATAGTCAAACACTTGACCTTCGTGGTGATGCAAATCAGGTCTATGTAACTGCTTCTGGTCAGCAAGTAAATATTGGTTTTACTACTGATGTCACCATTGCTAATGACCTGACTGTAACAGGTAATGCTGGTATTGGTAGTCTGAGTGTTACTGGAATCTCTACAATCCAGACACTTGGTATCAATGGTGTTCTGACTACACCTTTTGCTAACATCACTGGTGTTGCCACAGTAACCAGATTAAATTCAACTCAGAATGAGTTTACTGATATTAATCTGACTGGCATTGCCACTGCTAGAATGCTTGATGTAACTGGTGTTACATCTACTGCTAACCTAAGAGTAACAGGACTCACAACTGTTACTAGATTTGAATCCACAGGTATTGCTACATTCAAGAATGATATCTATCTTACCTCTGGTAATACTTTCTACAATGCTAACTTAAGCAATCCCAATTTTGTTGGTGTTGCCACTGCTCAAAGATTTGAGTTTGATGTTGCAGATGGTCCTTATGCCAATGTAACTGGCATTGCAACCATTGCAAATATTCAATCAACCACTGTCAATGTATCTGGTGTATCCACATTCAGTGACAATGTTGGTATAGCAAGTCTGAATGTAAGTGGCATTTCTACACTTCAGACTCTTGGTGTTACAGGTGTAACAACCACTCAGATGCTTCAGGTAACTGGCATCACATCAATCAATAACCTGAGTGTCACTGGTGTTGCCACATTCACTGGTGAACTTGATATCAGTGGTAACATTGGCATCAACTCTGCTGTTCTTACCGGTCTCACAACAATCAGTGAACTGGATGTAAGTGGTGATGCATCAATCACAGGTAATGCTGGCATTGGCAGTCTTAATGTAACTGGCATTACAACATTATCCAGTGTCACTGTAACAGGTAATGCTGGTATTGGTAGTCTTAATGTAACTGGTATTTCTACATTTAATGAGGATATTCAAGGAACAGACTTAACTCTCTCAGGAAATGCTGGTATTGGTAGTCTGAATGTGACAGGCATCACCACATTATCAAATGTTACTGTAACAGGTAATGCTGGAATTGGAAGTCTTAATGTTACAGGAATCTCAACCTTCTCCAATACAACCACTACTGGTAATGCTGGAATTGGAAGTCTGAATGTAACTGGAGTATCCACATTTACTGGTCTTGTAGAAGTACAGAACAATCTGACAGTTGGTGGAAACCTTGGCATCTCAAGTCTTAATGTTACTGGCATATCTACATTCTCTGATATCACAGTAACAGGTAATGCTGGTATTGGTAGTCTGAATGTAACAGGTGTTTCTACCCTTGGAGTTACAACTGCTACCAGTCTTTCACTTAATGAATTAATTGTTGCTGGTCTCACCACAACTGCCACATTAAATGTTGGTGATTTAGCAGGTATTGGTGCCACAATAGATGGAAATGGTGATGCAGTATTTGCTGGCATTATTACAGCAGCAGGTCTTAATATTACTGGCAGTAGTGGTAGTGCTTCATTTTCTGATATCACTGTTTCTGGTAATGCAGGTATTGGCAGTCTGAATGTCACTGGTATTTCAACCTTTACCAATACAGTCACCACTGGTAATGCTGGCATTGGTAGTCTGAATGTTACTGGCATCTCTACATTCTCTAATATTACTGTTACAGGTAATGCAGGAATTGGCAGTCTCAATGTTACTGGTATCACAACTCTTGGAATTACAACAATCAGTGACTCACTTTATGTAAGTGGCATTGCTTCTGTTGGTACAATGATTACAATGTACCCAAGCAGTGGTATTGTAAGTGCCACATCATTCTATGGTGATGGTTCTAACCTGACTGGTGTTGTTGGTCTGGTATCTGTTACCAACATTCTGTTTGTCACACCTGATGGTGATGATAATAATGATGGTTATCTGGTATCAACTGCTAAGAGAACTGTTGGTTCTGCTCTGACAGTAGCAGAGGCATCCACAGTAATTAAAATTTCTGCTGGTGCTTATCTTGAGAACAACCCCATCATTCTGCCTGAGCAGGTTACTCTCCTTGGAGATAGTTTGAGAGAAGTATCCATTGTTCCACAGAATCCTGATGAAGACCTCATCTATGTTGCTAATGGCAGTTATGTTGAGAACATTTCCTTCACTGGGGCATTAAATGAAGGCAAAGCAATTATTGCCTTTAATCCCAACAAACCATCTTATGTGACACAGGGACCATACATTAGAAACTGCACAAACTTCATCTCCAACAGTATTGGTATGAAGATTGATGGTGCTCATGTAGTTGGTGACACCAGAGCAATGAATGTTGACTCCTACACTCAACTAAATCAGGGTGGTATTGGTGTTTCAATCTCAAATGAAGGTTATGCTCAGTTAGTTTCTATCTTTACCATCTATAATGACCAGAGTATTGTTTGTACTTCTGGTGGTCAATGTGACCTGACTAACTCCAACTCTTCCTTTGGTAGATTAGGTCTGGTTGCTGATGGTATTGGACCCACTAACTTCATTGGAACTATCACTGAGTTCCAAGCTGCTGGTCAAAATACCTTCCCAATTGATATTAGCACTGAAACAATCTCTGTATCAGATGCAGCATATGAAAAAACTTCTGGTCTGACAACCATCACTACTCATAAGAATCATGGATTCCAAGTAGGGATGAGCATCAACCTTGCTGGTCTTGGTTTCACCTGTCCTCCTTATCCACATACATTTAGCAGTGGTGTTGCTAATGCTATCATCAACTCTGATGTAGCAGGATACATCACTCCTCAGACTGGATCAACAGGAACATCATATGACCCAGCAACTGGTCTTCTTGTTATTGATGCTAACACAAATCATGGTTTGAGTGCTGATACCACATTCACTGCTACAACTGGAACTGGATATGAGCCTTCAACTGGTATTCTGACTGTTGTTACCACTCTTGCTCATGGAATGTCAACTGGTGATTATGTCAAAATTGTTGAGGATTCATTGAGATTCACTTGTGCTAAGGATGGCAATACTACAAACCATGACTATCCTAGAGCAAATGACCCAATCAATAATAAGTGGAAGCAAGTTATTGTTACCAATGCTACCACATTCACCATTAATGTTGGTAAGTCTTCTGACACCTCTCTTCATACTTGGGTAAGTGCTGTTGCAGATGGTATCCTGAGAGCAAATAGTCTCATTAGTATTGTTGATGGTGGCATCACATTTACATGTGCTCAGGATGGTAATACAACAAACCATGCTTATCCTAGATTTACTGACCCTGCATCAGGTAAAATCTTTGGTGTTGAGGCTGTAACAGCACAGACAATTACTGTTAATATTGGCAAGTCACCTTCTGGTGGATTGCATAATTTTGTAAGTGCTGTTGCTGATGCTGTAGTTGTAAGAAACAATCAGGCATCATATACTGCTGTTAATGGAACAACTTATGATGGTCCTACTGGTCAACTTGTCTTGGATGTTAATACAGCACATGGATTGACTGCTGCAACTTCACTGACTGCTGACAATGGCACAACATATATTCCTTCAACTGGTCTTCTGACTGTTGTTACTTCTGGTGCTCATGGATTAGCAACTGGTGACCTGGTTAAGTTTGACAAGCAATCACTAACATTCACCTGCACATCTGATGGTAACACTGCTCAAATTGCTTATCCCAGAGCAACTGACCCAGTATTCAATAAGTGGAAGCAAGTCACTGTAGTCAATGCCACTCAGTTCACTGTATTCATTGGTAAAACAGTAACAGGTGATTATGAACACACATTTGTTTCTGGTGCTGCTGGTGGTATTAAGAGAGCAAATAGCATGATTACTCTTACAGACAATTCTGTAAGTTTCACCTGCACCAAAGATGGTAACACTGTTGTTAAGTCATATCCTGCTTACACTGACCCTGCATCTTGCAGAATCTTAGGTGTAGAAGCAGTAACTGCTGATACTATCACAGTCAATGTTGGTCCTGCCAACTTGGCAACCTTCCCAGATAACTTTGGCAATATCTTTACTGTCAGTAAGATAAACAGTCTTACACAGTTTGAGACATTTGTTGGGTTCTCAACTATTACTCATGGTTATGACAGTGGTGGTAATACCAACAACTTTGTCACCAGACCTTATGATGGTCAGGTTGTCTACTTTGACAGCATCTTTAACACTATCAGTGGTGTCACAATCACTAATGGTGGCAGTGGATACACACAACCACCACAAGTTACATTCTCTGACCCATCTGAATCTTGGGGCATCAAAGCAACAGGAAATGCTGAAATTACCAATGGTAGAGTGACTGGAGTAACAATGATTTCTAATGGTAGAGGTTACACTGGAACACCTACTGTAACCATTGCTGGTGCTGCTACAGGCACACCTGATATCTTACCTACATACTATGTGGTTAGTAGTGCTACTCCTATTTCCCAGGGTATATCTACTGTCACATTTACTGATAATGTGCCTTATGCACTTGGTGTTGGAAATACAGTTCCATTCTTTAAGCAGAGTAGAGTATTAGCATCCAGCCAAGCATTTGAATACATTGGTTCTGGTAATACATTCCCTGATGCTCTCCCTGCTCGTGGTGGTGTTGCTATCCCAGAAAATGAAATTGTGAATAAGAATGGAGGTCTGGTCATCTTTACTTCAACTGACCAGGCAGGTAACTTCAAAATTGGTGAAGGTGTCATCATCAACCAACTTGAAGGTTCAATTACTGGTGATGCTTACAATAGAAGTCTCTTTGCCAACATTACACCTTACATTCTCGCATTAGGAGGAGATTCATAAAATGGCACTAGCCCTTAACAATTATCAGACAATCACTGGTATTGTCACAGCAAACACTGAAAATGTTGGTATTTACACAGCACCAACTGGTTATAGTGCTATTGTCCTTTTAGCACAAGCAACCAATACTGGTAGTGACACTCAAACTGTTAATTTTTCACATGTAAGATCAAGAACAGGTACTGCTGTCACCACTGAAATTTTATTGGGATTCCCAGTTCCTAAAAATGATGCTGCTAATCTCTTAGCAGGTAAACTGGTTTTAGAGACTGGTGATTCACTTGTTATAAAATCCAGTAGCAATACTGATGTGAAATTTATCTCATCTATCCTAGAGACACTTAATCAGTAATAGAAAAAATGACAAGGTACGCCAGCAAAGACTTTAAGGACCTTAAAGTAGGTATAGATAATTTTAGTGATGGCAAAACATCACTAGAAGTGGTTGGTCGTCTTGGGGTCAACACTGACTTTGCTCAACAAGAATTTCATGTTGAGGGTTCAGCATATTTTTCAAATAGCATTGGTATTGGAACAACAGCACCAGGTGATGTTGTAGATGTTGCTAATAGAGAAAAAATTAGTGTTGGTATTGTTACTGCTAATGAATATTATGGTTCTGGTCTAGGACTGACTGGAATTACTAGTGCAGGGTCTGCAGTTAATATATTTGGTGGAGGAGCAGGACAACTTTTATATCAAGAAGCAACTGGTATAACAACATTCTTTGAGAATGGTTCAACAGGACAAGGTTTATATTCTAGAGGACCAGGACAACCTCCACAATGGTTGCCAGTGGCACCTGCTGGTGCTATTGAGGGTATTACTTTATTTGATGAAGGATCACTTGTAGCAACAGCAGGTAGTTTTGGTGCTCTTAACATTGTAGGTAATAATCTAAGTGTAATTGGTGTTGTAACATCTGGAGAAGTAGGTGTTGCCACAATTACTTTAGATAGTAATGTTATATTTAATACTCTTACTATCAATGGGGTAGCAACTGCTAGCACAATTACTGGTGCTGATTACTTTGGTACTGGTGATAACATCACTGGAATTGTCACCAGTTTTGCTATTAGTGGTGCAGGATTAACATTTGCTTCAACCCAAGTATTAGGTTCACAAGGTAAGGGTGTAGTCACACTGACTGCAATTGCAACCACAGAGAATGTAAGGTCAGATACTTTATTTGTCTCTGGCATCAGCACTCTCAACAATGCCAATATCACTGGCACTGTTCAGAATGGCACATTCAATAATACAAATCTGACTGGTGTTACATCAATTGCCAATCTAGATGCAAATGATATTGATGTTGAATTTTTAAGAGTTGGCACTGCCTCAACATTTGGTAATGTAAACATCACTGGCACTGTTCAGAATGGCACATTTAATAATACAAATCTGACTGGTGTTACCACAATTGCCTCTCTTGATGCAACACATGTTGATGCTGAAACAATATTTGTAAGTGTTGGTGGTACAATTCAAGGTGACTTAACAGTTACTGGAACACTTACATATGATGATGTAACAGAAATTGACTCCATTGGCATTATTACTGCTAGGGATGGCATTAATATTGGCGATCCTGCATCACCAATTGGAATTGCTGCTACTCTTACAGCAGCAGGTGGTGCAGTATTTACAGGTATTGTTACTGCTCCAAGTTATGATGGTAGTGGTATTAACTTAACAGGTATTGTTACCTCTATTACAGCAGGTGAAAATATTTCAATTGACCAGTCTACAGGCAATGTAACTGTCACTGGATTAGCAAAAACTGATAATATTACTGCTGACCAACTGGTTGTCATTGGTGTTTCTACACTGAGTGGTGGTGTTAATGTTGGCGGCACTGACCCCAATGTTGCAATTGGTGTTACTATTGAGAATACTGGTAATGCACAATTTGCTGGTATTATTACAGCAACCAATTTCTATGGTGAAGGTTCTAATATCAGTGGCATTGTTACATCACTTGTTGCTGGTGAAAATATTTCAATCTCAGGTGCAACAGGTCAAGTAACAATTACTGGACTTGCTAAAACTGATAACATCAATGCTGACCAACTAACAGTTATTGGTGTATCTACCCTTGGTGGTGGTGTTAATATTGGTGGAACAACACCCAATGTTGCCATTGGTGCTACACTTGAGAATACTGGTGATGCTCAGTTTGCTGGTATTGTTACATCTAAGAATCTTGTAGTGACTGAAAATGTTGCTATTGGAACTGATGCCTTAAATCCAAGTTTTGCTCTTGAGGTTAAAGGTGATGTCAACATTGATGGTCAATTAAGCAGCAATAGCAACACTGTTCCATCATTGGCAATGGTTATTGCCCTTGGTGGTTTTTGATAAATAACTAAAAAGTATTGATACGATGGCAGAGTCATTTACAAATTCATTAACAGCAGCAGCTGGTATAGTGACTAGCAGCACTTCTGGCAGTATTGGTGCTGGTGTTACAATCATTAGTGGTATCTCTACTGCTATGGTTCAGGTTGGAGATATGGTGAACACCCAACATTTTAGGGGTGGTGCAAAAGTTGCTTATATTGATGCTGGTCAAGTAAGATGTGATAAGACATCTACAAATACTGCTGCTGCCACTGGGCAGAGAGTAGAATTTCTTGGTCCCACAACTGCTTTTACAGCAACTCAAAAGTCTATTCTTGTTGGTGGCACATTTGCTAACCTAACAAACAATAGCATTAATCTTTTTGTTGAGATTGGTATTGGCAATACCTTTGCTAATATTGCTAATGACATCCCTGTTCCTACTGGGTCTTCATTTGTTATCAGTGATGCTGGTAAGACAATCTTGAGACAAAATGAGGAGATTAGAATTTATTGTGATGCAAATCAAGCTTTAGACGCTAGTCTCAGCATTTTAGAGGGAGTATCTTGATATGCTAGGTAACAATGGTTATATTGGACGTTCACCTAGTGATTCAACAGTAATCGTTGCTCGCCAGGTATATCAACCCTCTGCCCCACAAACAGTTTTTGCATTTGCTGCAAAGTATCAACCAGGATATTTTGAAGTATATCTTAATGGTACAAAATTAGTCACAGGTATTGACTATAATGCAACTGATGGAAATAACTTTTCATTAGTTGTTCCTTGTATTGCTGGTGATGTCATTGAAACAATGGCATATAAAGCATTTAACATTGGTAATATTAGAGAGGCACTTGGCAACTTTACAGTTGGCGGTGATGTTGCAGTCACTGGCAGTCTAGATGTTGTTCAAGACCTTGAAGTTCAGGGTATTACAACCATCAGTGGTATATGCACCACTTTCATCTCTGCTGTAGGTATTGCATCAGAGGGTGTTCAGGTTGGTCAGGGCATCACCAACATCAACTTCATTGGTAGTGGTAACACTTTTGCTGTCAATGGTGGAACTGTAGATGTAAAGATTGAAGGTGGTGCTGGTGTTGGTACTGCTATCAAATATACAAGTGGTGTAAAGAGTCCATTCAGTTTCATTGATGCAACCACAAAGGTGACTGAAGATATTGTGCTTGATGCCAATAATGCTGGTGCTAATGACTCTTATATTGTAGTTCAGGAACCAACTATCATTGTTGCCACTGGTGTAGGTATGACAGTTGGTTTGGGTAAGACCCTTGTCACTGATTTATATCAACTTGGTGACCTATAAATACCTAAAAAGAAGTAGAAATGTCTAAGATTAATGTAAGCACTATTACTAATAGGACTGGCACTTCTGGTCCAGTGCTTTCTGGTGTGACGACTGCTACTAATGGATTTCATGTTACTAGTGGTAATATTGGAGTAGGAACTGATAATCCAGGGGTCGAATTAGATGTAATAGGAACAGCAAGATTTACTGAACAATGTACAATTGTTGATGGTGATTTAGTTATTGGTACTAATGGTCACGGTATTGACTTCTCTGCTACTGATGATGCAAGTGGTTCTACATCTGAACTCCTTGATGATTATGAAGAAGGTACTTGGACACCATCTTTAGGTAATACTGGATATACTTACACATATGACAGTCAAATTGGTACTTATAGAAAAATTGGTAATCAAGTAACACTTTGGTATAGAATAGCGGTAAGTGCTAGATCTGGAAGTGCTAGTGGTGGCACTCCTATTGTAGTGATACCATTTACTAGTGATAACTCGTTTAACCCTACTAATTTTTTAATCCCTACACCTACACAATATTGTCAATGGAAAGATGATATTACCGCATCAGCTGGTACTAAAACACTTTTTTCACAAGGTTTTGGAAATAATGCCAACGGATATTTTTGGATAAATGATCCAAGTATAGACAGTGGTGCTTCTCCAGCCTCCAATATGGGATCTAGTTTTCAACTTTCTGGTGTGTTTACATATACATCGACTTAATATATAACCATTAGATAAATAACTAAAAAGTATTGAGATGTCTAAGATTCAAGTCAATGATATAGTCAATCATTATGACACTGGAGCTCCTCAGTTTCCAAAAGGAGTTGCTGTGAGTGGAGGTTCTACCATTGGTGTGGATGTAGGCACTGGTGCTAGTGTTTATTCACCATCTAATAATGTATTGACATTAGGAACTAATAATACAGAAAAACTTCGTATAGATTCTTCTGGTTTGATCGCAAATAATGGTAGAGTATCATCAAGTTATGGTTCTCCAAATCTCTTAATTTCTGGAACAGACTCTACATTAACCTTGATGGGTGACGGTAGCACTAATAGTTCAAGTTTTACTGGAATTAAATTCCGTGTTGCTGGTGAGTCCACAGGAGATTATACAAAGGCAGGTATTTTTTCTAGAAGAGAAGGTAGTTATAATGATCTTTCTATAATATTTGCTCTTAATACTGATGCTAATGCTAATTCAGTTGCAATATCTGATGAAAAACTTCGTATAACTTCCACTGGTGATGTTGGCATAGGAACTGATAACCCTTATAGTGCAGCAAATTATAAAAGTCTAACCTTTGATGATACGAATGGTGGTCAAATTAGATTTAGAAATGCTGGGACTGATAAGGGTCTAATTTTTAATAATGCATCTGAGTTTCAAATATACTCATTTGCTAATACGCCTATGGTTTTTAAATCAGCGGCAACTGAAAGTTTTCGTTTAGACACCAGTCAAAGATTTTTATCAGGATGGGGTGCTACAGCATTTGATGGTCCTAGTAATAGTCAGGATATTTCTGTAGTTGGTACATCATCTAATAATGGTATTCAAGTAGGTAGATATAATTCTGACTATGGAGCCTATGCTCTTACGATCTTTAGAAGTAGGGGAGCTAGTGTAGGTACAAACCTTCCTACATTATCTAATGATGAAGTAGGACATATTACTTGGTGGGGAGATGATGGAACGAATTGGAGAGATATAGCTGAAATTACTGGTTCTTGTGACGGTAACACAGATTCAACGAGTTCTCCTGGTAAAATTATCTTCAAGACCACTAAAGAAAATGAGATTGATTCTACTCAGGCCATGACAATCAAGGCCAATCATAATGTAGAGATTCATGATGGTAATATTGTATTTGAAACTAGTGGCAATGGTATTGACTTCTCTGCCACTGGTAATAGTACAGGAACAGTGACTTCTGAACTTCTTGATGATTATGAAGAAGGCACATTTACTCCTAATGTGACTTTTGGGGGCAATAGTGTTGGATTAACATACAGTTCTCTAAGAGGAGGTTCCTATACTAAAGTTGGTAGGTTGGTCACCTGTTATATTGCATTTGAAATTTCTAATAAAGGTTCTTCTTCTGGTAATTTAATGATTACTGGGTTACCATTTACCTCCCTTGACCTCGTGCCAAATACTTCTATTGAAGGTGGTGGAAGTTCAGTTTATATGGCCGGTGTAACTGGTACTATTATTGGAAATGTTATGGCGGCAGTAGTTAATACTCAATCTTATTTTGATGTTTACTATAGACCTTCTACAACTGCATCTTCTGTGAGCAGTTTTTCTAATGCTAATGCAACAAATGCATTGTCAATGAGATTTCAAATTTCATACCCCGCAGCCTAATAAATAACTAAAAAGTAGATAAAATGTCAAGAGCTCGCAAACTAGCTGGTTTTGGTTCTGCTATTGGACAGGAACAAAATCCTGTTAACATCCAAATTGGTGTAATGACTGCCACCAAATTGTTTGGTGATGGTTCAGAACTTACTGGCACTCCTGGTGGTCTTGGCACTGCTTTAAGTTTGGACTTGAGTAGTCCATTAAATAAATTTTATTTTACTGACCAGAACCTATCAATTGGTGCCACAATTACTGTAGACCCACCTGCATCTGCAAGGGTGGCATATACACAGTATGCAAATATCCTGATGTCAGGTGATGCTGACCTGATTGTAGGTGATGATGATGACGTCATTGTTGATATTCTTGGCATCTCAACATTAGCTGATGCACCTGGAATTCTTCAGAATGGTAGTGGTAGAATCAGAGTAGATAATATTACTGACAAGCAAGGTTTTAGCTCACCTGCATTCCCTTATGGTCTGACTGTAAATGCTGGTGCTGCTGCTACATTCTCTGGCACTGCAGAATTTGGTGGAGCAGTTACACTTTCTAGTGCAAGTGCCTCTGGTGCTATCACAGGCACTGGTTCAACTGCTGCTCCATTTATTTCAAGAACTGGTGATACAGATACAGGTCTATATTATCCAGCAAATGGTGTAATTGCTATTTCTAATGATGGAAATGAATCTCTAAGAATTTCTCAATCATCTAACTATCCAATTGTTGCTATTGGTACAGATAATCCTACTACTAGTGTATTGGGGTTACAAATTTATAGACAATCAGCAGCAAATATATTACTTACAAGTAATACAAGTGTATCTCAAGCAATTTTTAGATCTAATACTGGAAACACAGATAAAAAAATTATTGCTGTTAGAAACACAATTGATACTGGTGAAAGCAATCTCATAATTGGAACACAAAATGATTCATATGGTTCTTTTAGTGAGAAATTAAGAATTACCCATGGTGGTGAAGTTAGAGTTGCCACAGGAAGCACATTACAATTAGGCACTCAATCTTACTCTAATAATGTTATCTATAACTATGAAAATGTTGCTGGTGGTGGTATTGGTAGATATTATGTTTCTGATAATTTAAATGCTGGTGAAAAAACTAGATTTAATTTTACAGGGACAAATAGAAAGGGATGTATGATTACAATTAATGCTGTTGGTTCTTGGGCAGCATCTAACACAGGAAATAATCATCCTGCTGCACAGTTCATGGTAAGAGTCTTTACTAATAGTGCAGGTACTGCTGCTGATAGTTCAACATTAACCTTACCATTTGCATATGTTTATGATGCTACTAACTACACATTCACTAACAATGGTGGTTTCAGTTATTCAATTGATATACAAAACCCAACTGCTGATGATGGAGTAATTTTCACATATGAAGTCATTATTAACAATGCTAGAATTGATTCAAAACATGTCTTAGTGTCATCAACCACTGTCTCATAAATAACTAAAAAGTATAAACCCATGGGACTGAGTTTAAGAGGACAAACATCTGGTGCTATTGATATCAATGCACCAAATGCTGCGGGTAACAATACTATCACATTGCCTGGCAGCAATGGTGCTGCAAACCAGTTCTATAAGAATAGTGCTACTGCTGGCACTTTAACTCATTCCACAATGGTTGAGTTGTCTACTGGTTTTGTTGGTATCAATGATAATAGTCCAGATACAAGACTATCAGTTAATTCTGGAGCAACAGACGTAGTTGCTAAATTTACTTCGTCTGATTCTAATGCATGGATTCAATTAAGAGATAACACTACAACAGACACTGGTGTTATGGTGGGTGCTAATGGTGATAATCTTTTACTTCGTGCAGGATCAAATGAAAGAGTTCGTATAACTTCTACTGGCACTCTTGACTTTAGATCTGTAGATGGAGTTGGAATAAATTTTCTTGAGAGTGGATATATCAATATTGATTCTGATAATAATGACTCAAATAGAAACTTTACTTTTTTTGATGCCAAAGATACTGGTAGTCAGAAGTATTTGATGATACTCACTGATAGTGGTAATATTGGCATCAACACTAACACTCCTGATAAAAAACTCACTGTATTTACAGATAGCAACACTGGATATAGCACTGAAACAAATAACACTCCTGGAACAAATTCATTAATTAAACTTTTTAACAAGAATGGTAGTGATGGCACTGGTGTTAATAACTATGCTGCCATTGAATTTGCAGTTGCAAATGGTGCTACATCATCTGGTTATTTAGGATATACAAGAACTGGTGATAATGCAGGTGCATTCTTTATGAAGCAGAGGAATACTTCTACTGCTTATCCTGAAACAATTAGATTCCCCTCCAGTGGTGGTATCACATTTGGTGGTGGTGCAAATGCTGCAAATACAATAGATGATTATGAAAAAGGTACTTATACAATAACTAGTTCTGGTATCTTAAACCAAGGAACTCTTCAAACTGATGATTATATCAAGATTGGTGACCAAGTAACATATTTGATAAACCTTTACGCATCAGGTAATAATATGTCATGGAGCACTGGAGCAACTATTTCATTTGGTGGATTCGCACCCATTGCTAATTTCCATACCACTGCATCCTTGGCCTGGTATAAGAGTGATGGAACTACTGATTTCCAACCTAATTATTTTAATTCAATTGGTGAAATTATTCTTCGTTCAGCACAGACTAGTGTCAGACATTTGTGGGGATTTGTTACCTTCGTGGCTCAATGATAAATACCTCTGCCTAAACCTGTTTAGTTCGGAGGACAATCCTAATGGCACTTACTGAAAGATTTGAAAACGACAAAATTGAAGTCGTTGGTTCATACAAAGCTGTACAAGTACGTAGAGCAGAAGTTATTGAGAAAGATGGTGTAGAAATTGCACGTTCTTTTCACAGACATGCATTAGCATGTGGTTCACTTGATGAGAGTGATAACTTTGTAGATACAGACATCAGTGGAGAAGATGCTGATGTGCAAGCAATTTGTAATGCTGCATGGACTCAAGCAGTCAAAGATGCTTACAAAGCATATCTGATTGCCAACAAACCTGCTGGATAAATAACTAAAAAGTTATATCAAGATGAGCACTCTTAAAACCAATAATATTGAGCATCTTGATGCCACCAGTCCATCCATTGAGGTGAGTGCTGCTGGTGGCATTCAAGTTGGTGGTGCATTGACTGCTACAACTGGCACATTTTCTGGAAATGTGTCAATTGCTGGCGTTTTGTCTTATGAGGATGTAACCAATATTGATTCTGTTGGAATTATTACTGCACAAGCAGGTATTCATGTTACTGGTGGAAATGTTGGTGTTGGAACTGCAAGTCCAAGTGATAGATTAGAAGTTAGAGGTGACACTGCCACTGACTCTGCAGGTGTAATTATCATATCAAGTGGAGATGAAGCTCTAGTAGGTGGTGATGTAATTGGTCAAATTAATTTTAAAGACTATGATGCTAATGCTCATGCAGGTGGTGATCAAGATAACTTTGTTACAATAAAAGCAATTGCAAAACATGAAGTTAGTGATGGTGGTTCATTTGATGGTTCTGATGGTGAAGGATATGATTTAACATTCAATACCAGTATTAGAATTGGATCAAACTCACCATTTTCTGAAAGAGAAGGAATTCGTCTGACCAAAGATTTAAATGTTGGATTTGGTAATACAGTCCCTACCTCCAAACTTGAACTTAATTCAAGTGGTTCCTATGGACATAAAGGAACTGTTAGTGGTAGACCAATGGATAGAAAAACTTTCATCAGAAAGTTTAGTTCTAACACCACATCAACAGTTGCTGTTATAGATGGATTACAGGCAAATGGTTTCTCAGGATCTCAGTTAAGTGGTTTCTTTATTAAATTCACATATCGCTCAATGCTTGGATTTAATGGTGCTGGTGGAGGTCATGGAGAGCGTATGATAAGTGGAAGATATAATAGAACTGCTGATGAGTGGTTATTTGATAGTGAGACTACTGCTCTTGTTGGTGATGCGCAAGAACCAACTTTATCCTGCTCAGATAATAGTGATGGAACTTGTAATGTAAGTGTTACAACTCCTGCCTCTACTCATGCTTTTGGAGAATTTTTGTTGGTGGCATGGGATTGTGGTATTGACTCTCCTACCACTTGATAAATAACTAAAAAGTATTACCATAATGTCTAGAGCAAGTAATCTAGCTGGATTTATTACTGCAATATCACCCACAATTGATTTAAGTGTGGGTGTTTTGACAGCTACCACCTTTGATTTGGGTGGAACTATTTCATTTGATAGTATTTCTGCTACTAGCAATATTGCTATTGGTGGTACTGTTGCTGGTGTTACCACTATCACTGGCACTGGTATTAATCAACCTCTGGGCATTAACACTTTAGGACAGACAGAATTTACAGGTGCTGTTGATTTTAATTCATCAGTAACCATTGCAGGTGTAACTACAATCAATTCAGATGGAGTTCAATCCACTGGAATTGGAACTTTTAGAAGTGTTGCAATTGGAACTGATAATCCAGGTAGTACTCAAATTTATGCATCATCTAAAGGTTACACCACTGTATCAATTCGCACTGATGATGATGCAACAGGATGGCCTCTCTTACAATTTGTTGATGAAAGGGGAGG